AGTTACAGCTACATGCTTACCTTTATTATCTTTAAGCTCTTCAATAAGCTCCTTTTCATCAATGTCTTTCTTGTAACAAGTAAAGAGATCTAAATCACTCAAGGTTCTTCCTACCTCTAATGTACCAACACCATCCATGTTAGCAGCCATAACAGGAATGCCTCTATAAGAGCCACCGTATTTAAATCTAAACGTTCTAGTTAAATCAACCTCTTTTCGAGATGATAATGTCGATCTTTTAGGTCGAATCAATACATCATCAAAATCATACTTAAGCTCAGTTTCTATGCGCATGCCTTGTTAATTATAAGGCTTTTAAGCTAATATCAACTTGTAATTTTATCTCTAATAAGCTCTAAATTTATCTCGCCTTCTTCTAAACTATCGGAGATCTGCTGACTTAGCTCATTACCCAATTCACTAAGTTCATAATCTTCAGTACTATGTAAAACTTCAGTTAGTTTATCCAAAGCGTTGTATACTTCTTCAACTTCTGATTCAAATTTTTTAAGAATTGAACTTTGTTTCATATATTCTATTTATTTTAATAAATATAATTAATGTCGTTCTTAAAAGAAGTAAACTTAATTCTGGAAAAAGTTGGATCTTATAAGCCTATTAACTTACCTTATAGCTTAAATGCATTAGAGCCAGTTGTAAACAGACAAACTACCGATTTTCATTATAATAAGCATTATAAAGGATATGTAAAGAAGTTAAATGTTGCAATGGGAAACAGAAGAAAGAAACCTCTAGTTGAGTTAGTTAAAGATATAAAAAACTATAATGATAAAGTAAAAGATAATGCCGGAGGAGCATATAACCATCAATTATTTTTTAACATGATGACTCCTGGAGGAAGTAACTTCGAAGGAGAGATAGCAGATAGAATAAAAAAGCGGTTCGGTACTTACGCTAAATTCAAAAAAGAGTTTATAAGCAACGCCTCTGATCAATTTGGTTCAGGTTGGGGCTGGTTAGTTGAAAAGGACGGTAAATTAGATTTAATCAGAACCCCTAATCAAGATAACCCACTTATGTTTAATTTAGGTAAACCTATTCTTGGTGTAGATGTATGGGAGCATAGCTACTACCTTATGTACGGACCTGATAGAAAAGAATGGCTAAGTAATTTTTTCGAGATTGTTAATTGGAATTTCTGCTCCGCTCTGTTGCATACTAGCTAAGATTGCTTCTACTTCTGCCTTCATATAGTTTACATGATAAGATAGAAACCTTTCATCTTTTAAATAAAAGATAACACACTTCCTACATCTTTTACTAGTCATTCTTTCATACAAGTATGCATACATAGATAACTGTAATCCATATAAGTTAAATTCGCAGTTATGTAAATGACTTACAGGGTCCTTTAAACGTTCACAAAAAGGAGAACTAAATCTAAATTTTTTATTAGTCTTAAAGTCTCCTACAGTGAATTCATTTTTATGCTCATAAATTAAATCAGCTGTACCAGCTATCTTAAACTCTTCATCATATAGTAGATTCTCACATAAAACGTTCTTAAAAGAGTCAATTGAACGCTCAGCTGCTTTATCATATGACTTACACAACCAACCATAATTATCTTCTACATCTCCATAACTAATATAATCTTCTAATATTTTATGAATATTAGTACCTCTAGTACAAGCTCGTACCTTTTCTTTTTCCCACATTTCAAGAACTAACTCTTGAGATATACCTTCACGATCTGCAACTCTTTTAGAATGACCATCTCTATCGAAAGGTTGCTTGTACTTTCCTAATAGAGTAGTTACCGAGATAAACTTTTCTTTAGTATCTTTATGAGTATACGTATGAGACGCTTCATCAAATTTAATTTTCACTATCTAATATTATACCTACATTATAATAAAATCAATATTATTTTACAGATCTATAGAACTACGTAGTTTTTTTATTAAATATAATAACATGGAGCCGGAAAAATCACTTCTAAAAGAATTTCTAAGCGGTGGTTGGGTCGTACCTTTGATAGGGGCCGGCGCAATGTTAGCTCGTCTGCTTTCAGGCGAAAATAATTATACGTGGGGTCAACAACTTAAAAAGATATTAACTGCCGGTATTTCAGCTGGAATAGCTTGGTTTATACTTGAACAAACAGAAATATCTTCTCTTTATAAAGCAGTAACATATGGAATTATTGGTGTTATCTCTCCAGAAGTAATTGAAGGCATAGTTAAATTAGGTAAAAAGTTTGCAGATAATCCTGAAAAGGTTATTAAAAAATAATGAAACCGAAATATCTAGTTTATATTCTAGCTGCTATAATACTAGCGTTCGTTATTAGAGGATACTTTTGTGTTGATATGGTAAATGTATATTTGGACGCTCTAAATAAGGGTGCGTTACCATCTGATGGTGATTTATATTGCACGGTAACAGAAAATGTTGAAGGTTTTAAAAAGCATTTACTTCTTTCTGGTGTCTTTGCGATAGTAATTGCTGTTTGTTGCCGGTTAAAAGCACCAAAGTAAATAAATATAAGTATGGGAAAGAAGATATCTCAGCTTACTATTGCTAGCACTCCATATGAAGGCGAAGAGCTTTTCGCTATGGTTGAAGATAGCGCTACTGTAGCAGCTCCAATTAGTTCATTTCAATCATTTTTATCAGGTCAAGATCACCTAGCATCACCGCATAAAAATAATAATTTTGTTTGTGATCAAACAGTAGCAGGTACTATTAGTGGCGAACAATTAAACATAGGTACCCAGAATAATGCTTCTTTAGGTACTGGAGCTTCTATAGCAGGAGGATTTTTACAAACTGCAACATCTAATCATACGTTTATTGGAGGTGGTTGCTGTAATACTGCTACTGGCAATGTATCTAATGTAGTAGGAGGAGCTAAAAATACTACTTGCGGTGCAGGGGGTTTTATAGGAAGCGGAGCATGTAATACCATAGATTCAGCTGCAGCTTGTAGTAGTGTAGTAGGAGGATTTAAAAATACTACTTGCGGATGTAATAGCTCTATAGGTGGTGGATATCAAAATTGTATTTCAGGTGATGGTGATTGCGGATATATTGGCGGTGGTCAATGGAATAACGTTACTGGATGTTATAGTGTTACTGTTGCTGGTTTGGATAATAATGCACAAGGTGAATGTGCTGTATTATTGGGAGGCCGTGCAAACCAAGCGCGTGGAGATCTGTCCTCCGCAGTTGGAGGTCTTAGTTCATGTGCTATTGGTAAAGCATCATTCGTAGGTGGAGGTAGTTGTAACTGTGTATCAGGTTTAAGTTCATTCGCTGGTGGGGGGCTTTCAAATTTAATTATTGGAAACGCTAGTGTAGTAGTTGGTGGTAGTTCGCATACGGCTACCGGTAGCGGTGCTTTTATTGGTGGTGGTTTTTCAAATGGTATTTCAGGGTCAAGTAAAGAATCAGTAGTTGTAGGTGGAACTAATAATGTAGCTGCCGGTGGGCCTTGTAGCGTTATTGTAGGAGGCGATAGCAACTGTGTAAACTGTGAAGGTTCTAGTATTGGAGGAGGATCGAACAATTGTATTGCTGGAACAGGAGCAACTGGAGGCTGTTGTGCAACAATCGCAGGAGGTAGAAGCAATCTTATTCAAGGTAAATGGGGGTTCGTAGGAGGTGGAGCTGTTAATAAAATTAATGGATGTAGTATTTATGGCACTATTGGTGGTGGAAATTTAAATAAAATAGGTGTTAATTCAACATCTAACTTTGGTTGTGCTACTATTGCAGGTGGCCAATCAAATGAGATTTGTAGTAGTGGCGGAACTATTGGCGGAGGCTGTGATAATATAGTTACAGGAAATCGAGCTGTAATAGCAGGTGGCCAGGACAATTTCGCTTCCGGAGCTGCTAACGTAGTTGGTGGTGGTAGTAATAATGAAAACTGTGCTGCTTGCGCAGTTGTGGGAGGCGGTTCAAGAAATTGTAATGCAGCAGGAACCTATGCAGTTATAGTAGGAGGTTGTGGTAATTATAATTGCAATGACAACACGTTTATAGGAGGTGGAATTGCCAACTGCGTATCAGGTTCTAACGAAGCATCAGTTATTGCAGGTGGATATGGAAACTCTATGGTTGGCTCAGCAAGTGGTACATCTATTGTAGGTGGTGTTCATAACCGAGCTGATAATGTTGGAGGATTTGTCGGCGGAGGGTCAGGAAATAATGCTAGTGGTTGTTATACCATTATTGTCGGTGGTTGTTGCCATGCTGCAAGTTGCGATTATGGAGTTGTAGTAGGAGGGCGGTGTGCATGCAACCAAGGACCATGTGGTTTTATTGGAGGAGGATATTTAAACTGTATTGGCAGTAGTGCATCTTTTGGTACAATTGTTGGAGGTGAATGTATATCGGTAACTACTGCATGCAGTGTTGTGGTTGGAGGTAAAGGAAATTGCGCTCCATGCGGTAGTAATTCTTTTACAGGAGGCGGTTGTGGTAATGCTAATTGCGCTGCTTGTGGTGTGTTAGTAGGAGGTTGCCTAAACAAAGCATGTGGTGATTATAGCTTTATGGGTGGCGGCCGAGTTAGTTGTGCTACTTCTGACTCTTCGGTTGTTGTGGGAGGTTGTCAAAACTTAGAATTAGGTACGTGTATGAACTCGATTGTTGGAGGTAATAATCATAGAATATGTAGTGGTTCTACAGCTGGAGCTATCGGAGGAGGTACTGCCAATAAAATTGATGGTTCTGCTAACTGGGGCACTATTGCTGGAGGTTGCTTTAATGCACTATCTGGTAGTTATGGATTTATAGGCGGTGGGGAAACAAATACTATTAAATCTAGTCACACTAAAGCTGCTATTGTAACTGCAGATATTACATCAGTATCAGGATGTATGTTACATGCTAATGCATTATATATTAAAAATCTACCTACAGCAGACCCTGGTGTAGCGGGTGTACTATATAGAGATGGTGCCACGGTAAAAGTATCGATATAATACTTGACTTATAATAATAGCATACTAAATCATATAGTATGGCTACTACAGTTTTTCACATTGAAGGAGGTATAGGTAAAAATATTGCTGCAACTGCTGTTATTGCTGCATATAAAAAAGCTAAACCTGAACGTAAGATTATAGTTGTATCAGCTTGGGCTGAAGTCTGGATGAATAATTCTAATGTTTCGAGATTTTATGTTATAGGAAATACACCTTACTTCTATAAAGATATTATTCAAGGTAAAGATGTTGAAATATATTCAGCTGATCCATATCGAACTACAGATCACATTACTAAGAAGACTCATCTTATTAAGACTTGGTGTAAAATGGCTGGAGTAAAACATAACGGTGAAGGTCCTGAATTAAACTTTAACTTTAGGGAGCTAGAAGAAGGAGCAGCTTATATCAATCAATTTAAAACAGATAGTCGACCTACTTTACTTTTTCAACCTTTTGGAGGACCAGGACCTGATCACCAACAGCATCCATACTCTTGGACGAGAGATATGCATCCTAATCAAGCACAAGAGGTAGTAAATGGATTAGCTCAAAAGTATAATATTATTCACCTTTGCTATGAGTTTCATCCAAGATTGCAAAATTGTAATCGCTTTGATAAGACTATCGGTAAAAAGGCTTTATTTGCTATGACTGGTAATGTAGATAAAAGGCTATTGATTGACTCTTCTTTACAGCATGCCGCAGCTGCGTTAGGTAAAGTATCTACTGTATTATGGATTGCTACTCAACCTAAAATATTTGGTTATAAGTTGCATGATAATATTGGACCTAAGAAAGAATACCTTGACGGTCATATTGATTCATACTTATTTGACTATAACTTTACTGGAACTATTTACGAATGTCCTTATAAGTCTATTGATGAATTGCATGATGTTAATGCTATTATTCAATCAGTAGGTTAATAATACGACCCGTAAATATCTGTATCATTTACATCCATATCCATAACATCGGTCTTTGATACATTATCGATATTATAAGGATCCTCTTCTGTGGGGTATGTCTTACCATCTGAGGTGAGTTGATCAGTAAGAGTAGTAGAAAGAATACCGCTGAAAGAATTATCGTAAATTTGTTCATTAACTTTCTCACTCGACAACCCGTTCTGGAAAGTATAATCTAATCTCTTACCTCTTAATCTGTATATATAATGACCTAAAATAGGATTAAGAGCTGACATATCTTGATCCATTCTCTCTGTTATTTCGTATTGTACAGAGCCTCTTCCATTAGGACGATCACAACCTAATACTGTTAAATCGATTACATCTCCGGCTTTAGGTTCTATTGACTGACCAACTGAAGCATAATCAAAATAATCAGAAGCAGCTGTTTCAAACGTACTTATATGTACAAAGGCAGTGAATTCATCTCCTGGGTCAAAACCAAACTTAGTTAAACTTAATGCATCATCACTTAATTCAATATACATTTGTATTCCGGAGAGAGGTCCTTGAAATTGCTTTACCGTATCTTCCCCGTATAGTAAATCTGCAGCAGATAGATTAAAAGTATTAATGTAGTAATCTACTGGTATACCAAAATTATTAATTAAGTCGTTAAATGCTTGATCAAAGACTAATTGCTCTGCTTGTAAATTAGACGGGTTAACTAGCTTACCGCAATTTGGTATAGCTGTTGCCGCTAATACCTCTTCCGGCGTGCAGTTTAATCTATTTTCATTACATACAGACATTTTATCTCTTTGCTAACATTCCACATTGGTTACCTTCTTCGTCTTCAAACATCTTTACTTGTACTCCAGAATTACCTAGTACTTTTGTTTTACCAGAAGAATAATCAACTCCATAAGTGTTTAAAGTATCAAATAAAGGCATGCCCATAAGTTTAATTTGACTTGCAGCTCCGTTTAATAAATTGTTTACATGTGGACACTGATGATTATATTTTTTAGGTAAAGTGTTTAGGTGTTTTTTATTTAAACCAACTCTATTAATATTTTTACCTACTCTCATATGAGGGTTTAGAAGCTCCTCTCCTTGGTAATATTCAAAATACGTCTTAAAGTTTTCCATATAAATCTTATCATACGATGTAGCTATCAGATCAATTAATTTTTCTATAACTTTTGTATTACGAAGAACTTTAAAAGCTAAATTCTCTATGCTGAATTCACCTTCTCTTGCTAGACCTCTCTTTCTCATTTTTGAGATCTTATCTTTGAGCTTTTTAGCAACTTGATTTAATTTCTTTGCCTCTTCTCCTTTGACATTCTTAACCTCTTCTTCTAATATTTGTGTATCCTTAACAAATGTATTTGCTTTTTTATATACATCCTTTAAATCAACTGAAGGTGGGTCATATGTAGGCTTAGTTATCCACTCATCATCTTGAATCGAATATAATCCTGAAGCAGTATGAGGTTCATCCTTATCCTGAACATACATCTCTACGTCATGACCTCTAAAATTTATATTATGACGTTGATTCCATATAAATCTCTTTCCATCTAATGCATCTTTAACTAAGTCTTCATCATCATTGATATCTTTATAGTCAATTAATACATGAACGTCTAAATCAGAAAAATCGTTATAGTTATAATTACTATTACTACCAGTTAAAGTAATATCATATACCTCTACATCGTTTAAATCTAACTCATTTATAAAATCTGAAGTAATAGCTAATAATTTTTGTCTTATTTTTGGATCAAAGCTATCTTCAGACCAAAACTTTTCATTTAGAGTTTTGTTGTAGATCTTCACACTTATATTTATTAAAAAAGCCCGTAGAGGACTACTCTACGAGCTTTTAATTGTTAATATTTGAGTTTTTTTTATGCTCCTGGAATTGATCCAAGCTTCGTATTTCCAACAGTATTTTTCTTACCCATGTCAACTTCATGCTTAAGAGTAGATCCAGCGTCAACGCCGTAACCTCCACCGTCTACATCAGTTGCAGCTCCAGCAGATTTTAATTTACCTACTTTATTCTTACCACCATGTCCGTAATTGACATCATGCTTAAGAGTTGATCCAGCATCTACACCGTAACCACCTCCATCTTTCATTGCTGCTTCTTCATCCTCTTCAAACTGTGTATCAGTCACTTCTTCAACATCAACATCGATATCAACTTCAGTTTCCTGTTGTGCGATGGCTGTTTGTAAGATGTTACAAAGGGTTTGTGCTAATTCACCGGGAATGTTAACTGCGATGCTTTCAGGCACTTCATCAACCTCTACATCGGTCTCAATTCCTAAAGCTTCAATGTCTGTAATGTCTTCAGCATCTTCGCCAAAGTTTTCATTAACCATTACCTTATTATAAAGTTTATCAAATACGGAAGTCTTACTCATAAAATTATTTAGGCCATCTCGTGCAATTTTCTCGTGTTCTTCTAAAAATTCTTCATCTTCTTCATCATCTTTACCTTTTTTGCCCTTCTTTTTATCTTTTAGAGCTTTTTCCATTGACTCATCAGTATCTCCATCTTCATCTACATCTGGATAATCTGGTCTTTTTTCTTCTTCATCTTCTTCAGGTCCAACGTTGCCTGTATAAGCTACTTGACCAAATGTTGGACCAGTAGGCTCAGGCTCATTACAATCACCTGGGTCATTACCATCACCATATGTATAACCTTTAATATTATAGATGTTATCTTTTTTGTCTTTTTCAGACATTTTTGTAATATCAACTAATGGTGGTCTAAATCCACCCTTTTCTTCAGGTCCACCTTGAATTAATGGTGCTTCACCTGTTGTACCTGGAGGTACATCTTCGCTAACAATTACTTTATTAAACACATCTTTATATGCTTCTCCTAATGACATGAAGTCTTTACTTTTTGACATGTAATTATTTATGCTCCTTATTAAATATTTCTGTGCCTGCTAAAGATAATATGTTCTATATGGGTAATAAAAACTTACCCAATGTAAATTGGAAGGGTGAATATACTAAAGAACAAGTAAGAGACCTTAAAAAAGCTAGTAGTAATATACTTTATTTTGCTGAAAACTTTTTTCATATTGTTAACCTTGATAGAGGTAAAGAAAAAATAGCTCTATATAAACCTCAAAAACGTGCATTACGAAAGATGAGAGACAATCGATTCTTTTGCTTATTAGCTTCTAGACAGATTGGTAAGTCTACAATGATGACAATCTATATCTTATGGCAAGCATGCTTTAATGATGATCAGCGTATATTATTAGTAGCAAACAAAGAAGCAACAGCTATTGAGATATTTCAAAGGGTAAGAATGGCATATGAAGAGTTACCAAACTGGCTAAAGCCTCCTGTTAAAGAATATGCTAAGACGTCTATGACATTAGAGAATGGAAGTAGGATAGGTATTACAACTACTACCGGTACTGCTGCTCGTGGTCAGTCTGTTAACTGTCTAGTTATTGATGAGATGGCATTTATTGAGTCTCATTTAGTAGAAGAGTTTTGGAAATCTGTCTTTCCTATTATTACTTCTTCAAAAAAATCTAAAGTGTTTGTATGCTCAACGTCTAATGGTACAGATAATCTTTTCTATAAATTATATAGCGGTGCAGTTGACGGTGATAATGGATGGGCACATGATAAAATTAAATGGAATGAAATACCTGGTAGAGATGAAGCTTGGGCTCAAGCTACTAAAACAGCGATTGGTTCAGCTGATGCATGGTTACAAGAGTTTGAATGTGAGTTTATTCATTCAGGAGAATCAACTCTAGATGATGAATTATTCGAAGAAATGATGTCAAAAGTTTCTGAGCCTAAAATAATTTTAGATGATGGACATTATAAGATATGGGAGGAACCAGATGATAGCAGGGTTTATGTTGCAGGGGTAGATATATCAGAAGGTGTTGGTGTAGATTCTTCAGTCATTCAAATTTTAGATATAACCGATATTAAAGATATTAAACAAGTAGCCATCTATAGAAACAATAAGATCCCGCCTTTAGAGTTTACTAATAGATTACACAAGATTTTACGTAACTGGGGGTCTCCCTTGGCTCTCATAGAGAGAAACAATTGTGGCGCACAGGTAGTGGATAGGCTGTCAGAAGATTTAAACTACGACAAAATAGTTTCATATGGTAATAAAAACGCTCATCGAAGAAATGTTATGAGGGGTATGATAGCTCATACAAATACAAAGTATAAAGGTGTTCTTAATATGAGATACTTTATGAATGAAGTTAGAGTGGTAACTGTAAGAGAAGAAGATACGGTAACTGAGCTAAGAAACTTTGTAAGATATCCAAACGGTACATGGAAAGCTAGAGGAGGCTTTCATGATGATAGAGTTATGGCTATGCTTTATGCTTTGTTTATATTGGAAAAAGAAATAACAGAGAGGTTTTTTGAGATAGTAGAAGTAGATGATATGGGTAAGCCTTGCGTTATTGAACCTATGGATTTTGGTGTTCAGTACTTCGAAGATCCTACTTCAATATATCTAGATGAAGAAATAGTTGGAGGTAATAACAACAATGTATCGGCTATAGTATTTGGTATGGGTGAAGAGAGTGAGGATGAGATGGATGATTTGAAAGCAATGGGCTTTACTATGTTAGGAGAAGCACCTCCTAATAACTGGCAGGCAGGTATATCAAAGGAATAAATATATTATATGGCTAGAAACACTATGCAGCAGTCTATGCTGAACAAATCAAGAGCTGATAAGTTTTTATTAGTTTTTGATGTACCGCCTATACTAAAAGAATTTAGTAAAAAATTTAATCAAACTAACGATTCTATTATACCAGACTCAGTTCAATTTTCTATATTTGGGGCAGCTGTACCAGAAATCACTGTACCTGCAGTAGATAATAGATATGCAGGGAGTACCTTGTATGTATCTTCTCATTCGAAAAATCCTTACCCTCCTGTTTCAATAGGATTTAAAATTGATAATGAGTATAAAAACTACTGGACAATGTATTCATGGTTAAATTTATTACATGATCAATACGAAGGACGTTATAATGTAAGAGAGATTAACGAAAATCAGCCAGATTTTCAAGATTATCAGACTGATTTAACGATTTATGGTAAGGATGAATTTAATAACAATCGTATAAAATTTACATATACTAAAGCATTTCCTACTACAGTTGAAGCAGTAAATTACAGTTATACTGATGCAGATGAAATTACTTCAGGATTTACATTTGTTTACTCACAATTACATACAGAAGTTATCAGTTTTTGAAATTATTAACCTGAATTAGGATAAATAATTTTATGGCACAGCGTACAATAAACTCTCCTGGAGTAGAAATAAGAGAATCAGATCTTTCCTTTACAGCACCTGCAGCCGCCGGAACTAGCGTCTACGTTACCGGCTTTGCTCAGCAGGGTCCTCTCGATGAAGTCTTGTTAGTTAGCACTAAGCAAGAATTAACTCAAATATTTGGGCCCCCTACAAATGCTGCAGAGAAATATTTTCATTACACAATAAGTGAGCTTTTAAATTCACCAGCAACAGTTTATGCAGGAAGATTGCCATATGGTGCCGGAAATGGAGATGGATTTGGATCAAAGTATTCAGCGTTAGTATATCCAGTATCTGGATTTAATAAAAGTGGTGATAGAACTAACACCTTGAGTAGTGTTACATCAGGGGCTTTTGTTATTGGAGCTCCTTGTCATGTTGAACTAACAGAAGCACAATATCTGTCCGCTCTTGACGGTTCATCTATTATCTGGGCTAATTCTTCTACTGATACTTCGAACATCAATGCTCAATATCTTGGTAATGGAGGAATTGTTATTTTAAATAAAACTCAATTAGCTAATAATAATGGTTTTGAAGGTACATATGTAGGTATTGCTGGTATACAACAGCTTAACCCTGCTACTAATTTTGATGTTATATCTGGTGTCAAGGCTGTAAATGCTGAGGGCGCCGAAGTCTCTAATGGCACCGGTGGTCAAACATTACCCACAGCAATGGTAGATGTTCCTACTAAATCATTGACTTTTAGCTTAACATCTTCACCTACAGACGGTTCTAGTCAAAGTATATCGAGAGTTGTTGAGAACTTAACAGATTATGACTTAGAAGCAGGGTCGTTTAACGACTACTTAAACATTGGAGTATTTAAATTACGTAAATCAATTTATGCTAATGAAGCAACTAAATTAGATTATGTTTTAACTGATAATATTGTTGGTTCATTAAACTCTAATAGAGTTCAGCTTAATTCAAACGGCGGGGCTGATAAGACAGCGTTTTTAGGAAACGTAGGAGATAATTCACAAAACATTAAAGTTCTTGTTAATGATAATGTTTCTAGAAGACTATTAGGTGGTGATGGGTTATTAGATAATAAACCTACTGTAGCAATCGTTACTGCTGGAACAAAAAGTAGAACTACTACTAATACAGGTTTAAATTCTGGTGGTTTAGCTACAACAGCCGGTAAATTTGGAGCAAATTTCCTTGGGGCAAATAAAGCAACATTTGCTGATAAACTATTCCCATTAGGTCAATTTACTAATGAAACAGTTACTACTAAGATTTTAGGTGATATACCAACTAAGCTTGAAAGATCACTCGATAACATAAAGAACGATGAAATTTACAATATTGATGTGGTAGTTGAAGCTGGTCTAGGAACTATTCATGCAGTAGCAAGTGCTCAAACTACTAACCCATATTATTATGATGATGAAGATTATAGCACTAATGTAGCAACTGCTGTAAATGGTTTAAGAACTTCTGGTGATGTTGATGAAGCAACTTCAATAACATTACGAAATAACTACTCAACTATCTTTAATAAATTTGAAGCATTTGTAAAACCACCTTACGACGGAGGTGAAAGAGGAGATTGTATATTTGTTGCTGATCCTATAAGACAAATTCTTATTAAAGGAGCTAATACAAAGATCTTAGCAGATAAGACAAAGAATTTCCAAACTGATATTTACTGGCCAATCAGACATCAGTTTGCAAATGAAAATACTTCTTATGCAGCAGTTTATGGTAACTGGATGTCTATAAATGATAGCTATGCAGGTAAACAATGCTGGGTTCCATCTTCTGGATATGCAGCAGCTGCAATGGCTAGAACAGATGCAGTGACATTCCCATGGTTTGCTCCTGCAGGATTTACAAGAGGCTTAATTTCATTCGCTAATGATGCAGCGGTTAATCCTAATCAGAAGCAGAGAGATGAGCTTTATAAAGCTAACATTAATCCAATAGCTCAATTCCCAGGATCTGGAATAGTAATATTCGGGCAGAAGACCTTACAGAAGAAGCCAAGTGCATTCGATAGAATTAACGTTAGAAGGTTATTCTTATCACTTGAAAGACCTACTAAGCAGCTAGCTCGTCAGTTTGTATTTGAGCAGAACTCAGAGTTTACTAGAACAAGATTAGTTAATGCTTTAACTCCTCTGTTTGAAAGAGCTAAGAATAACGAAGGATTATATGATTACTTGATTGTATGTGACGAGAGAAACAATACACCATCAGTAATAGATGCAAATGAGTTAGTTGTAGACATCTACATTAAACCTACTAGAACAGCAGAGTTTATATTAGTTAACTTCTACGCTACAAGAACAGATGCTAATTTCCAAGAGTTAATTGGCGGTTAATAGAAAAATTTACTAAATATTATTATGGCAACAACAATTCAAAACTTCTTTACCAAAGCAGCAGAAAATCAATTTTCGAGAGATTTTCTTTTTCGAGTTAGAAACATTTCACTGACAGGAGGAATTGACTTTGTAGGTGATAATGATTTAGTATATGCTAAAACAGCAACCCTACCAGGAAGAAACATTGATGATAAAGTAGTAAATTACTTTGGTCAAGAGTTTCATGTTCCAGGTAGAGCTACTTATCCAACAGGTGGAGGGTATACTATTTCTTTTTACCATGATGAAGATTGTTTATTAAGAACAAAGTTTGAAGCAGCTTCAAGGTTAGTTTTTAATAATGAAACCTCTGTAGGAGAATATGGAATGCCAGGTACTGAGTCAGTTATAAATTTAGTTCAAGTTGATAAGTCACTTAATGATGTTAGAAATATTGAGCTTGTAGGTGCTTCAATTAGAAACATTGGAGACGTAAGTTATGATATAGCTGATGGTACTGGCGATGTTCTAAGCTTTGATGTTACTTTTGCTTACCACTTCTATAAAGACTTTGCTATAGCATAAGTACTTTCGCGATTAAATATTATTAATGGCGTTCGAGCAATATGACTTCTTAGATGGGTATAGCTATAGTGAAAGGTTCTTTCTTTCACATCCATTTCTTTGGAAGGTAAATTTTAATTATAATAATGATTTAATACCTCAAATAAATATCTCTGCTAGAAAATCCTATTCATCTGAAAATAGTTGGAGAGCTGTAACTGAGCCTAGGTTATTTGAAAGAAATGGAAATATGTTAGTTGCACGAGAGGTAACAGTTCCTAATGAAAACTCTCAATTCGATATAGCTGGCGCGCAAAACACAGGAGGTTTTTTACCAGGCTACGCTCTTAATAAACGTGTAGATTTTTTATCTAAAAATTTAGCTATAAACTTTTTTGATACACAAGATGATATAGAGCATTCATTTTTTAGACCATGGATGATAGCAATAGGTAATGATGGGCTATTAGAGAGAAAATTAATATGCCCCGATATTACTCTGCGTCAATATAATAATAGAATGGAATTAAGGAAGGGCTATATATTTGAACAGGTGTTTCCCACAAATGTAGAAGGTTATAATTTAACTTATAACGATGAAGAGTTTAAACAGAAGTCTGTTACTTTTGCATTTCGTAATTATAGACCTCTTCCGACCAACGATCCGGGTTTACCTTTTCTAGGTCTTTAACTATATAATATATGGATTGCGTCTTTAAGCTTCCTAATGGTAAGGAAGTAGTTACCAAAGAATTTAAATTCAAAGATAGTAAATTGTTTTTTAATAATTCATCTAACTTTAGATTAGATATATTTGAAAGTTTACTGGTAACTAAGGGGTTAAATGTTGTAGAAAAATTTATAACATTAGCGTTATTGAGAGAAAAATGTATAAAACAATCCGTAAATTTAAATTTAAATAATAAAGATAAAGAGGTAAGTATATCGTATATATTAAAAAATCTAAATGAAATAATAGATATAAGAGAGGAAAAACAAATGGATAATATAACTCTTACTTTAGATTATCCATCCAAATTTGTAATTGACACGGATAGTATTTTTAGTGTTATTCATAACATACAGATAGATAATGAATCTATAAATTTAAACGATGTTACTAATGAAGAATTTGTTCTTATTACTAACTCGCTCCCGGCTAATGTTTTATCAACTATTGCACAGTTTATTGAGGATAAAAAACATGCATTAATTTACAGTTTATTTACTGATAAAGATAAAATGGAGTTAAATTTTTTAAATGCGTCGCCTTTTATTTTGCTTGAAAATCTTTACGATTGTATTGATCCATTTACATATAGAGAGTATTTGTTTGTTTTAAGCAAAAGAATAAACGACGTTACTTTTTTACTAAATAGTACTTTTCTAGATATAATAGATTATATGGATCTATACAAAAGAGAAAATGAAGAAAGTAGTACTGAAGTTGCAAAACTAGATAACTAGTTAAATATAATCATGGCTACATCAACAAGCGATTTTATTAGTAAGCTGTCAGAGCTTAAAAAAGATTTTAAAGTCTTTATACCATCTACTGCTAAACAAACTACTGCTAAACAAATTACTCTAAGACAACAAAAAGATATTATTTCAACTGCTGTAAATGGTGTACTAGGAGCATTGCAATTTACTAAAGCTATTAATGATGTAATTAATGATAACATACAAGGTGATGATTTTTATACATTTGATAGAGTACCAGCGCTGTTAGCTCTTAGAGTTCATTCCTTAGGAGACCAAATTAAAGCAGATAACGGTGAAGTTGTTTCTTTAAAACCGGCATTGGAAAAAGCTAAAAAGGTTCCAAACTTTAAATTAGAAAAACAGGTTAAAATTGATAACATAAAAGTCGACTTACGTTTACCTACTCTTAAACAAGAAAACATTATAGTTAAAAGGTGTATACAAGAAATAGATAATTTAAAATCAGAAGATCTTTCTGAAGCTATGGGCCTTATTTACATTTTTGAACTATTAAAGACTATTAAGTCAATAACTATAGAAGATGAAACAGTGGAATTTGAAGACTTAAAAGTAACCGATAGAGTTAAAATAATTGAGCAGTTACCCTTAGAGTTATATGATGATATTACTGCTTTTCTTGGTCAATTAGTAAAATACGAAGCTGATTTGTTAGCTATCGATGATACTACTATAACTATTGACGCTTCACTGTTTGATGCCACGACTACTACATAAATATATATGTGGCAGACGAAAATATAGTTGATAAGTTAATTAGTTCAAATGCAGACAATAAAAGGGAGTCTGTAAAAGATCGTGATGTACTTAAAAAACAATCAACTACTCTTACAGCTCAAGAAAGAACTAGAATCACAAACGTAACTACCGTATTTGCTAAAGAATTCTTCAAAATAGAAAAGCAAATGACGCCTGATGAAAAAGGTGAAACTGCCCGGGGAGGTAAAACTACTGTTGGAAAAGTAAAAAGTTCTATTGAAAAAGCTAAAGAAGATAAACCACCTAAATTAAAATTTCCTTTATTACTAGCTTTAGGAGCTGGTATTACAGCATTTGCTGCTTGGATTGCTGACTTTATAGGACCGGTAGGTGAGTTTGTAGCTAAAACTTTACCTAAGCTTTTAAAGCCTATGGGTAAGTTAGCAAGCGGCTTTTTTGAAGCTATGAAGGGAGGTAAGTTAGGTAAAGTGTTAGCCGGGTTGGCGGAAGGTATAGGGGGTAGATTATTAAAATTTGGTAGGTTTATTCCAGTTATAGGTTCTTTATTCAGCTTTGGTTTTGGAATAGCTAGATGGAAGAAAGGAGAATACATACCAGCAATTTTTGAATTCGCTTCTGGTATTTTAAATTTATTACCGTTTGGAGTCACAAACATAGCTTCTATGATAATTGATGGGGCATTACTATTATATGATTTAAATCAAGCTAAGAAAGAAAAGGAAGGGATTGATCCTACTGGAGGTTCTTTTGATATGTGGGGTAAAATAAAAGAGTTTGCATTAAAGCTTCCTGGTATACAGAATATTATTTCATTGGGTAAGGGTATAGGAGCAGTGTTTAGAGGTGAATGGGCTGAAGCTGGAGAACATTTTTTGAAAGCGATACCATTTGTTGGAAGTATACTAAACTGGTTAGCTGCAGCTGGAGATGGAAGTATCACAAAAGGCGCAGGACTAGTATTAGGTAAAGCAGGTAATTTCTTTAAATCTATTAAAGATAGGTTTGTTGAAATATTCAAAAATATAATTAATTCTATAGTAGGAGGATTAAAAAACTTTGGTAGTAAGTTTAGCAAAGTAGGTAAAGGAGTAGGAGCTGCATTCAAAGCCCTAGCTCCTGGAGGTGAATCTCCAATAGAAGCTTTTAAAAGGGTTGTATATGCAGATGACTTTGCGAGATTTAACGATGGTACTATTGTAAAGTTTAACCAAAAGGATGATGTATTGGGAATGAAAGAAGGTGGTACCTTGTCTAAGATGTTCAATAGTGTAATGAATGCTGGTAAACGCACAGGTTCATATGGAGGTGAGGGAGAAGGTAGTAAAATAACTGACTTCATTAGAGGTATAGGGAGAGCAGGTCGCGAGGTACAAGCTGCTGTCTTAGGAGAAAAACACGTTTATGATAAATTTGTAGTATCAGAAATACAGCAATCTAATAAATTTTTAGCGCAGTTAGTTCAACTTACAGCACAGATGGCGGGTAGCCAAGGAAATAATACCCCTCCAATAATAATGCAAAATCAAGGTAACAATGATATGTCTGGTACTATGCAGGGACCAGGGTATGCAGATGCTAAATCTAATTTTTTAAATTCCACTTATAGTATGCAGCCAGGATAACTTGTAGATAAATAATTATATGCCTAAGAAAGAACCATACGAAGGAATACGCACAGGCGCCGGCAAAGCGGGGTCGTATGATATTGTTGGGCAATATGATTGGACTTCAGTACCAAGAAATTCAGGTTTAAGAAAAGAAGCACCTTCTGCATATATAACTGCTTATGAGTTACAATATTCGCAGTTACGTTCATTTATAGATGGGTATATGAATATACTATCACCTCGTAATAGTACAGGAAGTTATAATTCTAATAACCCTGGATTAGATTTTTACAAGGGCTTATATACAGTTAATAAGGATCCTATAGCAAGATTTAACTTTCCCTTTTTTGGAGATAGCTTTCGTTCTTTTAGTAGTGAATTTGCTGATACATTTTCTCCTATCAGTCAAAGAGGAGCTCAAATGTTTGGAGGTAAAGAGATACAAGGGCTAGGAGGAGCTGCGGAGAGTATAGCTGGTGGAGGTGTAGCTGCTGTAAATGCATTAGCCACGTTTGGAAATAATGGGGGCAATAATGGTGATCAATCATTAGCAGATAAAGTAGCTAAAACTGCTTCCGATGCTGCTACTGGTATCGCTAACAAGCTTGGGTTAAATCCAGGAATGCAGACTATAGGCGCTCCAGGATCTTATATCGAGACTCCAAAGTTCTATCAATATAGTAATACCGATAACGGTTTACAAATAGCCTTTACTTTATCTAACACTTTGGAAGATGATTCAATCGAAAAGAATTTTAAATTTATTTGCGACTTTACTAAGATAAATAGACCTTTTAGATACGGTCCTATTGGTATGAATTTTCCAGCTATTTATAATTTAGTTGTACCTGGTTTAAGATATATTCAATGGGCTTCGTTAGAAAACTTCGAAGTAAGTTTATTAGGAAATAGACGAAAAATAGGTAATCATATTATTCCAGAAGCTTATGTTTGTCAGTTCACATTTAGATCTCTAACTGTTGAACCTTCTAACTTTATAGATGAAATATGCGAAGAAAGAAGTGAATTAGGTTCTTTCGAAGCTTATGCAGCCAATCAGCTCAAAGAAGAATTAGAATTTGAAAAGGGTAAGGGTAATAGAGAGAAGAAATATAATGAGAGAAGAGCTTTAGCAGCTGCAATGAATAAAAGGCCACTAGATCCTCCTAGAGAACCTGGTGATCTTGCAAGATTTGCTACTGTAAATCCGGATACTGGAGAACTTGAGGCCGGACTAACGATGCAGAATGAAGATTCCTCAGTACCAAACCGAGATGGGTTATTCTCGGATCTTCCGCCGGATCTTATTGTAGGAGATACACGTAACGCAGGTGTTGAAACTCTTAATAGTCAACAGTTAGATAGACAATTAGGAGGTTCTACCGGCGGCGGTACTATTGCTGATGACTATGAAAATACCCCTAGAGTGCTTAATCCAGGTGACGGTACCCCGGGTCGACCTCCAACTACTATTACTAACCCTGATGACCAAAGATTAGTGCAGGCGGATCCTTCAGGAGCTCTCGGGGCGGAATTACAAAGAGCACAAGACTTGCAAATGGTTAACCGTAGGTCACGTCCAAGTGGGATGTCTCCAGCTGACTTTGAGAGAGCTCAAGAACAAGCACAAGGGCGACTAGATGATAGGGCTAAGTTTTACGCTGATCGTGATAGAAAGGATAAAGAAGAAAAAGTTAGACGAAGAAACGAAATTTCAAATCAGTCTGATGAACAAGTAGAGCTAAATGAAAGAATGGCTGAAAGACGAGCAGCTGAGCTAAAAGCTGCCCGTGAGCAGGAAAAAATTAATAAAGCACAAGAGAGATTTTTAAGAGATAAACAACTGTCTGATGCTAGAGCTTCAGGTAGTCCTAATGAACCAATAGCAGGCAGTGGTGGTTTCGGCGATTTTTAATAATATAAAACATTATGAGCTTGACAGGAAAAACAGGAAAATATCAAGATGAGGTTTCAGCATTGCCTGATTTACCTTTAAATCGTTACGAGCGTATATTTAAATTATTTACCGAGCCTAATAACGGTAAGGAGTTTTATTTCTATAATATTCTCAATAAGATGGAGTTTCCTTCTAATATAGATAGTTCTTTATTAGATACTCACATAGTAAAAGGTAGACAAGCTCTTACATCTACATCATATGATATATACGGTGATATTCATAGTTGGTGGATTATATATTTGTTAAACAAAGAAACAATCGGTAACAGTTTTTTTGCTGAAGGTGGTCAACAGCTTACTTATATTATACCTAGCAAGCGTGGTTTAATTTATCAGCAAATGACAAATGCCACACTTAACCGGTAATGCCTACTTCTAATACAAGTCCTTTAGATAATGAATCATTTAAGTTTAAAATAAATGGTGCAGATTATTATTGCTATTTTCTCATTAGTTCAAATCCTGAGCCTCCTATTTCGTTTAAAGGTAAAGATCTCGGTGAAGGTATTTTATTAACTAAGTCGGCTATAGTAGATATGGATATACATGAAGACATATTTACTCCAGAAATAACAGGTACGATTACGATTAACAATCCATATAATTACATAGAAGACGAGCATGTAAATAATGTAAAAACTGGTGAGGATTATTTGCATATAAAATTAGTTGAATACGAAGTTTTTGAAAAGGGAGATCCTTCGCGTGTAGGTTCTGCTGAACCCGGAGGTGTAAGCTATCAAAATGAAGTTTTAGAATATAGTTTTGTTATAACAGATGAAAGTAATAGTGTGTCAAAAACTGATAGATCTAATAACTTTAAAACTTATAATTTAATAGATAAAAATTTTTACAAATTAAATCGTCTAGGTGGTAAAGATTTATCCTTTCCAATGGGAAACAAGCCTATAACAATGGGTAATATTATAAAAGATGAAATACTTGGTGAAGAAATATTTGATACAAACGTAATAGATGTAAATCTGTGGGATGCTGGTAATCATTGGTTAAACTCCAATAGCGGTAACAAAGTAAATTTATTACAGAAAGTACACCCGGGTAAGCATTGGAGATATTCAGATGTGTTAAAATATTTACTTAGATTTAATTACAGTTTAAGAGGAACTGATAATAAATTACCAGTACAATCTCTATTACAATTTAATAGAGCAACTGGGTTGTATTCTTTATTACCATTAACCAAATATTTTGATGAAAATGAAAAGCTGACTATAGAAGCCTTAGGTATAGGAGACCTAAATACTGAGTCTGAAAATAGTTTTGCCTCGACTAATAAAAATAACCCTGAATCTAATCCTAATATTAGAGTGAACCGGTATACAGGTATGCTACATAATACTAATCTCTCTACCCCCTATACTACATTTACTAATGAATACTTTATGGATTATGAGATAAAATCTCAAACTCTTAGAGGTGGGCAGCAATATGATGTAATAAAAATTAATGATATTATTCCTCAGTGGACAAAATCTATTATAGATAAATTTAAATTAGTTGGTGGAAAAGCTAAATCTTTTATACCTTTTAATAACGTAAACAATGATAGACCGGTTAAGCCATTTGGTCTACCAAACTTTGAAGCTGAAAACTGTAAGAATATTTGCAAAGCGCAAATGGTATCAAACTTAACATTTTATAATCTACAACTAACGTTAGATGTAACAGGAGATACTGCAAGAAGACCAGGAAGATTTATAGATATTTTCAAGCTATCGGATCAAGAAGGTTCATCAGATGCAAAGCTCTTAGGTAAGTGGTTTGTAACAAACGTCCATCATATATTTAAAAAAGATAAATATCAAAATGTTATAATGTGTGTTAAACCGTATGTTGGCCCAGATTATGATATGAGAACTGACGATGCAAGTCTATCTCTACCTAATCAAATACCAGCCGGTAAACAGATTAGAACACTTCCACCTTCACAAACCCCTCTTGATGATATAAATGATTTTGATGATGGAACAACACTACCAGGAGGGCCACAGATTGGAGCAGTATAATTATGTCAGCTTGTGTAGATAAATTAATTAATGAATTAGTAGATGACGTTAACGGGTTCTTTAACGTTAAGGCGCAAGTACTACGTTCTTTGTTTATTAGCAGAAAGCAATTTGAAAACTTAATTGAAAGAGATTGCGATGGTAATTTGAGAGGTGATTTTATGCATGATTTTTCTGAAGCAGAATTAGACTTCATGGAAAACTACTTAAAGATATTCGAACTAGGTTTAGATCAATTAGAAAAATTTATGGGCATGCTTTCCTCGGCAGAAGGCCTGTTAAAATTAGACGAATCTACTATTTTATATTACCTTAGACAACTATTAAACGGGCCATTTTCATGCGCTGCATACGATATATCTAGACTATTGTCTGGTCAAGATTTAAATTTATTAGCGTCAGTAAGTGATGGTATTGGTACATTAGGTAATGCTGTAAGAAGTAATATTGCAACAACTGTATATGGTTTAGAGCCTTTTAATGCAGCTGTTGATCTTTTTAATAAACTACCTCCTGTGATGCAGAAGAATATAGAAAACGGTACAAAATCAGCAACTAATGTTTTTAATCGCAATTTCGAACAGCTTGTATATTTAGATAATACATTACCGTTTATTGATAAATTACCTATGATGAGAGTCAATAATGAATACTCACAAGGCTTTACCAACTTTGCTGCCGGCAACTTAATGTTAAAGGACATTCCGTTTTTTAATAAATTAAGAGATATTTCAAATAATATATTTAGCAGTATTAGAACTGCATTAGGGCCGGCTGCTAATAAACTTTTTGAGTTTAGAAAAATGGCAAATATATTTTACGTTCAAGGTAGTAAAGCTTTTAGTATCTTAAATGGAGTAAATAGATTATTAATTTCATTAGATAGAACTGAATATACTGTTAATAATAGAGTAGTGCAACAAAAGTGTGAAAGTGTATTAACTGGTATTTTAGGTACTCCTATTCAAAGCGATAGTACTTACGATTTGCAGATTCAAGTAGGTAGTGGTGTTTATGATATATACACATTAAATGGTATGTTTGGAGATCCTGTAGGTGGAAGCACTACAACAAGACCTCCTGTTAAACCACCTGTAGATGGAGTTGATGGAGTTGATGGAGTTGATGATCCTGACATCGACGTCTCGGTAGTTAAGAAAGATATTTGTGACGATGGAGAGTGTAAAGATCTAAAATTCTAAACATCAATAACTTCTTTATCCTCGTCAACCAATGCATTTAAGATATCTTCTCTAGATAATAATATTTTTGCCTGGTTATCTGCTATATTAATTCGCTCTTTACTCTGAACATCTATCTTCTTTACTTCAAGTTGCGTTTCATTCCTTTCTTTAGCAACATGTAGTTTGTTAAGAGTTTCTATAGCTGAAGATGAAGCTTTAATGAGTTCTGCTAAAGCTGCAACATCTCTATTTTCTGGTGCAGAAGATATATAATCATTTACATTATCAACTATACTAAGAGATTTTTTAATAAGTTTTCCGGAATTTTGAATAAGAAAATCTTCTAAGTCTTCTTTATTAAGAACACTTTCTTCAACAGGAGCTTTAGCAACTTTATTATTTTGCTTTAATTGATCAATAATATCGTTTACAGCTTCATCAAGTTCTTCAGCCATTTATATATATTTAATCTACTCTTGAATATTTTGCAAAGTATCTTATCATAGATGTATGGTATTAAAATTTAAGAAGACTGATGAAAATGCTGTTCTTCCTTCTAAAAATCATAAGGACGATACTGGACTAGACGTAACCTGTGTTGAGAATAAAGTAATTCCTGCTAAGGGTTCTGCTGTTATAGAGGTAGGATTGAAGTTTGCATACATTGAGCCAGGTTATTGGGTTAGAATTGAAGGTAGATCTGGCTTAGGCTTTAAACACGGTATTTTACCTCATCCAGGTATTATCGATAGTGGGTATAGAGGTAGTGCTGGAATTAAGCTTTATAACTTAACAGATAAAGATTATGAAATCAAAGCAGGTGATAGAATTGCTCAGTTCGTAGTCTATAATAATCATGATGTTGAAGTAAGTGAAGGCGAGATTGAAGAGTCGCTTCGAGGGGAAAAAGGATTTGGTTCTTCTGGTAAATAGTTATGGTTGATTTTGATAAAATTTGGGTAGAAAAGTATCGTCCAGCTAAGCTAGATGATATTATTTTAGATGAACGAACTCTTAATATTGTAAGAGAGTTTAAAAATGAAATACCTAATCTGCTTTTTGTTGGTAATCCTGGTACTGGTAAGACCACGCTAGCTAGAGTTATTGTTAACGATATACTTGGGTGTAATTATCTTTACATTAACGCTTCTGATGAATCAGGTATCGATACTATCCGACATAATATCACTAACTTCGCTCAAACTAAGTCGTTTGATGGTGGTGTTAAGGTAGTAATATTAGATGAAGCTGATGGGCTAACGCCTCAGGCGCAAGCTGCTTTGCGTAACACTATGGAGACGTTTGCTAAGTACTGTAGATTTATTCTTACTGCAAATTATAAGCATAAAATTATTCCCGCCTTGCAGTCTCGCTGTCAAGCCTTAGATATTAAACCTGTAGTAGAGCTTGCTGTAAAGCGTTGTTATCATATCCTTAAAAAAGAAAATGTTAAAATATCCGATGAACAAAAGATCAAATTTATCCAACTCGTCAAGCGTCACTTCCCCGATCTACGGAAAGCGATCAATGAGCTTCAAAAGAACGTTATTGATTCAGAGCTGTGTATTGCTAACATTAATAGCGATAACGAGCTTCTCGAGACGATCTACAAAAAATTAGCTAGTAGTAAATCTTTAGAAGCTAGAAAGTATCTAATTGAAAATGAAGATAGATTTCAAGGTGATTATGATACTCTCTTAGGTAATTTTCTAAATTTTATCTACGGATCTAATGTTGGAGATGATAAAAAGAAAGTTATTATTGCTACTATAGCAGATCATTTGTATAAGAGCGCATTTGTAGTAGATAAAGAAATTAATTCTTTCGCTTGTTTAGTTAATTTAGAAAATGCCTTACATTAAACCATCTCAAAGAAAAGACGTAGAAGATAAGCTAAACGTTGCAGGGTTAAATTATGTACCTAAAAACGCTGGTGAGTTAAACTATGTCATGACAGTTTTTATAGATAACTACTTAAGAGCATATGGTAAGAATTATTCTAACTGCAATGAAATGATCGGCGCCTTAGAATGTTGTAAGCAAGAATACTATAGAACTATAGTAGGGCCTTACGAAGATCAGAAAATAGACGAAAACGGAGACGTTTAATTATATGGAAAATACTTTAGGTTACTCTGGATCCATAGGACCTTCCATATGGCTTTGCCCTACCTTTTTCCCCATATTAGCCTGTCCACCTCTGTTATAAGTACCTCTTGTAGTAACCTTTGTTAAATGTTTTGATACTAGCATCTGTAACTCTTGGTTTAAAGCATCTGGATCAGTAACTTCCATTCCTAGCTTATTAAGATCTTTAACTATTGTATTAGCTGAATTTTTAATATAAGATGCATATTTAGCTTCTTGTCCGGATGCCTTCCCTTTTCTAGTATCTTTAGCAGCATCTTTCTGCATCTTCGCGCCTTTTTTAGCTAATTCACCTCCTGATGCATCTACTCCAAGAGCTTTACCCCCTAACTCAGCAGTTTTACTCACGGCTTTTCCAGCAACTCCTTTCGCGGCGCCCTTTACTCGATCACCAACTCCTTTAACTGCTCCGCCTAGCTGACTAGCTCGAGACTTTATCCTATCAAATATTCCCTCTTGAACATGTTGATAAGCTTCTGCTATTAATTCTTGATCGTTTTTTGTCATCGTATTATTTGTGCTGTAAATCTTTTGCGACTCCTGTGTAGTTAGCAGGCTTAAGATCACTAAGATATTCATTTGTATAAGAAGTTACAGCTTGTGAAGGAGTTACAGGGTCAGAGGGAATATCGGTATTACTAGTTGGTAGCTCTCTTTTTGGATCTTCTACAGCTCCCGGAGCCATTGTCGTTTCAGCCTCTTCAGGTTTAATATTAACATCACCTTTTCTTCTCATTACATCGGGAATAGGAGGAAGATTCGGGTAGAATTCAACTGATTGACCAAGCGAACCTGGAATCGATACATGGTGGGTATATCGCCCTCCTCCTGTATCTAAAGCAAGATCTAAAACTACATCTAAAGAACTAGTTTGCGCACTAGCCGGGTAACGCGCAGGCTCTGTATCTTTAATTCCAACAACTCTTACATTTAAACCAGAATCAATCATTTGCTGAAGCAAATCCTGGGTGTTTGATCCAAGGTTTTTAAATCCATCTGCACTTTTAAAATTGTCATTAAATTTAAAAACATCACCAACGAGAAAACCTCCACGTTGATATCTTCTCATGTAGGATTCATGTAAATTTACAAACTTTTTATCGGCCATATTATTATTTATGCCAGCTTGCAAAGAATCATACAGTTTTAGCTATCTTTAAGAAAGAAACGTAGAGTATGATAAGCTTCAAAGATCTCAATATCTTCGTTATCTGCTAGTCCTAAACTTTCTTCAAGTTGAAACGAGTGAGAAGTATTAACATCTTTTTTAATATTCCAACGCCAATTACCATCATCATGAGGATTTGCTGTAACCTCGCCTTCATTAGGATGAGGAAGCTTTAGCTTTTTGTGAACTTCTACTTCAAGAGTATTAAGAATATCTTTAAACGAAACATCTACCTTAACATCAGCTTTACCAATTAACTCCATAATCTAATTATATTATAGTTCCTTAATCCTGATATGCTACATTAAATATAATAAAATGGCACTCATTAAACTTACAGATACAGCGGCTAGTGAGTTGGATAACGCTTCTCTTCAACACGGCTATCTCTACAAAGATTTGTTTTTAGATTTAGAAACTTCAGTCTACTATAATAAACAACTCAATAAGCAATCAATACTTAAAGATGTACAAGGACTATTTGATGAAAATTCTATAAGAAATAGTATAACTAATATTTTTTTAACAGCTCCTGGTGAAAAGATACTTAGTCCGGAATTTGGTTTAGATTTAAGAAGGTATTTATTTGAACAAATAACTGAGTTTAATGCCTTTTCAATTAAAGATGAAATAAAAAATAGGTTACCGTTAATGGAGCCAAGAATAGAACTAGACGCTGTTAGTGTTATACCCAACCCTGACATGAATGAATATAATATTAATATGCAAATTAACATTCCTTCATTAAATGTGTATGGTATATCATTAAGGTCAGTATTAAATAACAATGGGTATTATATATTTTAAATTATTATGGCTACATCAGACAAAGATAACGACTTTTTAGATTACAACTTACCGCAAAATGCATATGTTGCTTTTGATGCTGTGAGTTTAAAAGATTATATAGTAAACAGACTTAACACAAATGAAAAATTTACTGACCAAAATTACGATGGTAGTAACTTAGCAGCTGTTATAGATATAATTGCATATTCATATCATGTTCTTTTATTTTACTTAAACAATACAGCTTCAGAGGTTAATTTTGATCAAGCGTCTATTTATGAAAATATGAATAAGATAGTTAAGCTTATAGGTTATAAGCCAGCTGGGAAGCAAACATCTATCGTACCTATTAATGCTGTAGGATCAGCTGATATGGCTATAGCTAATTACACTATACGTAAAAATTCTTTCTTTGTAGCTGATGGCGTTCAATATAACTTTATTGATGATTATTCTTTTAACAAAACAACTACCGATACGGAAGTAATAAAAACTTTAAACGATACAGTAATATTATACCAAGGCGTTGTTAAAGAATATCCAGATTATAACGCACAAGGAGAAGAATTTGAAGTCGTTCCTATTGTAGTTAAAAATATAGTAGATAATAATACAGAAAAATTTATAGCTGACAATACAATTGATGTTTATGTTAAGGAGGTAGATGATAATACCTATTATCTCTATAAAGAAGTAGAGAGCTTATATTTATCAAATTCTAATGATAGAGTATATGAAAGACGTTTAAATGAAAACGGATTTTATGAAATTAAATTTGGTAGTGGAGTTTTCGGAAAAAAATTAAGTGAAGGTGATACAGTTTCAATTAACTATATTCAATCAGATAATACAGAGGGTATAATTAGTAAAAATGTTATAAATGGTAATAAGTTATTTGTTTATGATTCATTAAGACAGAGACAAATATTTAACGATACGTTTGCTAACAAAAATGAAACAATATTTATTGATAATAGTAATAGCTCTCTTCTTACAATAAACAACCCACAAAATTCTACTTCGCTTTCTGACGAAGAGACTATTGAGCAAATTAGAGAAAATGCTCCAAAAGCATTTGCATCTCAATTAAGACTAGTTACTGAAACTGATTACGAATCTTTTATAGAGAGAAATTTAGCTAATGTTGTAAACAGTGTTAAAGTTGTAGATAATGATTCTTACATAAATGAATACATTCAGTATTTTTATGACATATGTGTAGATCCTAATAAAGTAAATAGAGTTCTCATAAATCAAATTAATTTTGCTGATTCGTGTGATTTTAACAATATAAATGTTTTTTGTGCACCGTCGTTTTCTGTAGTTGAAGATAATTATTACCCACCATATTTATCTGAATCTTTTAAAAACTTATTAGTTGAAACATGTGGGGAGCGTAAAATGGTATCAAATACAGTAGTACCACGTGATCCTATTTATATGGCTTTTGGTTTAGGGTTTACAAATTCAGCAGATCTTAGTCTTGATATTTTAGACGAAACATCTCTCTATCTTGTACGAGAGACCAATAATAAAATTAATAAAGATACACTTAAAGCTAGAGTTGGTAATATAATAAAGGCATTTTTTGAACCAAGTAAAAATAACCTAGGTCAAAAATTAAACTTTAGTGAACTTACTAACGATATATTATCTATTGAAGGTATTAAGAGAATTTATACTAAAAATGAAAACAACAGCAGCACTATTGATACGGTTTCGTTTCTATCTTTTAATCCAGTCTATGAAACGAGTGATATAGCTTTAGTAAATCAGGATGTAACGTTACCTTATTTTAAGTTCCCGTATATGTATTCACCACTTTCTATATCTAATCGTATCAAAGTAATAGATGAGTAATATAAAAACAGATTATGCTCTTTTTGATGTTGTAGATTATAAAGGTGAGAGTAAGCTCTCATCTTATAATTTAGATATTACTCCTTTAACGTTTAAGGCCAGGATTCCAGAAGAAAAAGGTACTGATATACCATTAAATGATCAAAAAGTAACTTTTGATTTCGGAGATGGTACTTTTGGTCACAACGTTTCAAGTACACATGTTTATGAATACCCCGGTGAATACACCGTCCGGATGGTTATAAGAGATTGTAAAAATAATTCTGTTTTAGCTTCTTACAGTACTTCGGTTCAAATACATGATTATATAATTAACACTTTTACTGTTGATTTACAAAATCTAAATTTAAATCTTTCTGCAGGAGAGTTTTCAACTCCATTAACTATAAATGCACAGACTCCTTTTTATCAAGATTTTCAAGATATATTTTACAGTACATCTGGTTGCGATTTTAAAAACTATTTTAATTTACCAAAAAACCGTTTCAATAGTTTAGAAAAATATTTTTCTATATACGAAAAAAATTATCTTCCTACTCTTTCTAGCTATGAATACGTAGAGTTAGAAAAAATTTCTTTATCGTCAACTGATATATATGCAAGAATTAATTCTGACGGTTTACTTGTACATGGCTTAAGTTCAAGTCTATCTAGTGTTTATGTAGGAAGCTCTGGAGTAAAAGAGATCTTCGTAAAAACAGATGATCAAGATGATCCGCTTAATATTTCATTTTTTAAAGATAGAAATAATATATTTGCAAATAGTTTAAAGGGATATAAGAATAATAACTATACAAACAATTTTAATATTTCGTTATCATCTTTAGTTGGAGCTACTTCAGCCCAAACACTAAGCGCTATTAAATTTACATCGAACGGGATCGCTGGTGAAAGCATAGAACAAGAACCTTTTGCTGTAAGTAAAACCCAATATAAAGATCTAGGTATACCGTTTGTATTATCTCCAGTTAGTAATGACAACTATACAATGAAAGCATTATCTGCTGGTAGTCCTAACTTTATACTTTTGTCAGGAGCTACTAGTAACGTATGGAATGCTGATAATATTGTACAGTCAACATATTATACTATATCTAGTTTAGGTAACACCTTATCTTCTATAGATACAGATTTTTGGTATAGAGGTGTATTAACGTTTAATGATAATTTATCTTCATCCTCTACAAGATTAACATTAAGTGCACGAAATCAATATGCGTTTAACACCAATAGCTCTCTTCTTTCTACCGTTAATGGGTTAGTTACTTTAACTGCTTACCCTAAAAATTATTACGATTTTTATAAGCATAATGAAAATTTTGATTTCGAAAGAACAATAAAAGATTTACGCTTCCAAGAAATATTATTAGATAAAAATATTTTCTTTGATGATTTTATAGGTACTATATTTGGTGATGTAAGTAGTAGATATGATATTCTAGGTAAAAAGCTTTATGAAAAAATATTTAACTTTGTTTCAAATAATGCAGATATAGACTTATGCGATATTTCATCCTTAATTAGTATGGCGGGTATGACTGATGATTATGGAATAGTATTTGATAGGTCATTAGCTCAGGAACCAGCAGAGGTAAAAAGATTTTTAGATATATTAAGTGTAAATTATAATAAATTTAGAGGAGGTAAAAATAAATTTGAAGAAAATTTTGATCCTAAAGGTACTACTACAAAAGCCATTTATGGAAAAAATTTGGGTGAAGAAATAAATTCTTTAACTTATGAGATAACAGCAGGTGATGATTTAGTCGCATATGAAAAATATAGTAACACTTATTTACGATTAAATACCTTTCAGCCATTAAGTGCTTTAAGCGCAGTAAACACAGGTACAGGAGCAAAAAATACCAATACTTACATGTTAAGTGATTATAGTACTGAAGTATCTAACGCCTCTTTAAGCGGGGGCAATAGCTGGGGATGGGGACTAATTCTACCATCTACTTATACTATAGATACAGTAAATAATTTTTATGATTTTTATTCTTTATCAGCTGTATATGATGATACAGTATTAAGCGGATTGATAGATTATGAGAATGGGCTAACTACAGTAAGTTTTTCGGATCCGCTTAGTAGCTTAGAGGGTGAAAATAATATTTTTGATATTATCATACGAAATTCGTTATTTAGTAGTCTATCCTTGTTCTAGGGATAAATATGTATAATGGATAACATTACTACAGGGTTTCCAAGCGTAAATCAATCTATTACTAATCCAAATGTAAATAGTGATGACGCTTTAGATAAATTTACACCATATACTTTTATACAATTTATAGAAATTGTAAGCGAAGATTATAAACCAGAAACTTTAACTGCATTTTATAATAATTATATTAATAAATGGAATGATAGAAATGTAGATTTATCTAATACTAATAGTAATTCAATTATAGATAGATATAGAGATTTCTTAAAAGATATCACCTTAAACTTTTCTTCAAACGCAGAAAAAAAATTTTTAACTCAATTAGATTTTAATAACAAATACGACTTGCAGATTGCAATGTCGTTTTTTAGTAAAAAAATTAGAAATATAATTTCTTACTATAAGAAAAAAAGAAGCACATTACATTACTCATTAACTAAAAGCAAGATAAAGGGTAGTAATTTAGGCTTAGAACAAGCATCAAAAGACTTAATTATAGATTTTTTAGAAAATAGCAGTACTGGAGATATTAACTATAATATAAATGATATTAAGAATAATTTATCAATATCAATAACAGAGTATTACGATAATTATTCTCAGTATTTTAATAAACAGCCTGATGTAAATGAATATGGTGCTAATTATAGAGAATATGAACCTGGCGCGCTTCCGAAAGAAGATAATTTATTTTTATCTCTTGAAGCAGATATTATCGATAAAGTTTTTTCAGCAGTAAGTCAAGAAGTACGTGGTTTAAAGGAAACAGATCAAATTTTAAGTTCTAAAAAGAAGCAAACAGAAAAATTTATAGGGTCTGATTTTTATTATCTTTCAACAGATAGTAATGGTACTCCAGATATGGGAATACTTTTCAAATGCGATAAACCGTATGCTAATTTTTTAAATCAAGATTATCCTTCAACTGCGTCAATTTTTTCAGACAAAATTATTAGTGAGAGAGATTTAGGCTTTTTTAGACCGCATAATTCTGCCATAGCTACCATTCAAGGAAAAAGGATTGATTTTTATGAAAAGGAAGTTTATAAACCTAATCAGCTTTATATATTTCCAGACCCTAATCTTTTTACTAATAATGACCAAATATTAACATTTATAGTAGATACTTCTCGTTCAATAAACAATAGAAGTAAAGGAATAGCTATAAATCAACCTAATGCTGATAAGGAGAGTACTACATTTATAGGTTACTCATCAGAAATATCACAAGAAAGAGATCTAAATACTGATTTATCATATCTTTACGATCAAGGATATATTGATGAAAGTAAAAAGGATATTTTTGGAAATATTTTTGGCTTAGTTAAAAATAATAATTATTACAGGCAAAATGTTGAATATGAAATACCAAAGCATATAAAAAATTTGGTACTTAATGGTTATCAGTTTTTTGACGATTTATATAACGAGGGATATAATTTTAATTATAGTACCGCTGATTCATCTACTTTTTCAGAAACTATAAGATCTGGTATATCAGGATTTACTAACGGGTTTAATGCTCCTGGTGATCAGTCTCCAGATTTACCTTTATCTTCTTATTTTATATTTAGTAGATTTTTTACTCCATATCAAGAGTTAATACAACCCTCAAATTACCTGGAAGTTGATTATACTAGACCAGAATCAATAACACATGATGCTGATGTAAAAGAAGGAGCTTATTTTAGATTTTCCGATACTGAAGCATTAGCTGATCCAGTAAGATCAGGATTGAGTGCGTATACTGATTCAGCAGATCAATTTTATTTTAGTGATTTAGTTGAAGGTGGTATAGGGTATTTCGATGGCGCAACTACTATAGTAAGAGCTCTATGTGATAGTACAGGGCCTGGTACTGCCTACAAACCAGGAATAGCTCTTTACGAAGGGCTTTCTGGTAATTTTACCTATAATGTAAGACTTTCTGGTGACAACGGTGTAGAGAATTACGATGGAAGTAGGTTTACTGATAATATAATATTTAACTATACTCAAGCTGAAGAAGGTTTTGAATATAAAGATAATGTATATGATTTAACATCATTTTCTACAGTACAGACTGCTAGCGAGAGTTTGTTCAATAGAAAAAATCACACTGGTAAAATTTACGTTAAAAATATTAATAAAAATCCAGATACCCCGTCTGTAAAAGAACTTACAGAAACTTTAGATTACTTATCAGGTAAATACTCAACTGCAGTGTGTGATGAACTATCAACTAAAGTGGTTAATTTCGATATTATTTACAATACTTTATTTATTGAAACTAGCTCTTACCTAGTAACAGAAAAAACATCTTATGTTAATGATAAATTTGTATCACCTAACACATTTACTAACTCTATTAATATAAACACTAACTTCTTTAATAGAGTTAGTAACCGGTTAAGAGTAAATAGTGATGTTTTCTTTTGTAGGATGGAAAGAGACCAGCTTACATTTAAAGATATAAGACTGTATCCAACAATATACAAGTATAGTTATATTGATGATAAAACACAACAGATATTTCCTACAACAGGTAATTCTGCTGAAAATTCATCATGTTACTTTGATTTATCTACTTTTGATTCTGTATATATAGAATGTAGCAAACCTACTTTAACTTATAGTAGTGATAACGAATTATTCAATTTAGCTGTTTTAATTAAAGATTTGAATAAAGCTCCTTTACTGGTAAACTATTTATTTGAATATAAAGATAATGTAAACTTTGTAGATAGTACTTCATTTACTAGTAATAATAGTAGATTTACTAATAATTTTATTAACAGTTCAACAGGAAATATAGATCTTAATAATACATTTTTTACTCTCTCTTCTAACTTACCTTCATTATCAACCTCTAAATTACCAATTTCAGCAACAGCTTTAATATTATGAACACTTATAATCTTTCTATATCTTCATCTAAGTCACAAATCGATTCAAAAATAATATTGAATCAAATCGATTTATTTGATTTAACTCGTGTTACATTAGACATAAGTAATATATATACTGAAATATTTCCTACATACCTTTCTATAGACTGGGGAGATGGTTCTGAGACTATTCAACCTGATATAAAGATATATCGAGATTATAAAACAGAATCAATTTTTCCGGAAATAGAAAAAGGTGCTGCACCTGTAACTTTTACAAATTCATATTTACATAATTACTACCCTTCTTCATACGCTCTAAAAAAATCATTAACCTTTAAAATGAATGTAGGTTACATTACTGGAGAAACTCTACAATTAAGTGCACCTATTGTAGTTAATTCACAAAGCTATTACGAAAATATAGATGATATGAATATTATAGGATTAGACTTACTTAATGATAAAAATAATAGCTCGAGAATATCACTCTTAACTAAGAAAAACAACTACGTAGTTCAGCTTGATAACAAATCTTATAAGGAGGACTAAGAATAAATATTTAAAATGGGTTGTTTAGTTAAATCAAGTTTAAGTGCGTTAAGCTCTGTTGAAGCTAATGTATGCCCTAGTGATCTAACACTAGATCAATACTACCAAACTTTTAATGGTGATTTTCAAATAAATTTTATTTCTGCTTTATCAGGTATACAAGATTTCAAAAATTTAAATTATTCGAATTTTTATCTTTCTAATAATTTTTTACTAGATAACGTTACTTCATTTAACGAGATAAAAGTAAAACCAGATTCATTTTTTACTACATTTAATTTCTCAACTTCAGGTAGTAATTATCTTATTTTTAAAACTCCTTCTTTAAGCTCATTTAAAGATACGAATAATATTATAAATTCAAAATTTTACGGCACAACTTCAGTTACTAATATTCTTTCTAATGCAAGTGATTTTGAAATAACCTTTGTAGATGATTATACATGTAGCATAGCTACCGTGGTAATGGGTATAAAATATTTTCTCGTAGTAAGTGATAATACAGAAGATGTCCTTAAACAAAGAGAGGTACTTTTTGTAGCAGAAAATAAATTATCTACTACTGGAAGTTATTTAGAATACAACTTAGTAAAATATGGTAGAGAGAGTTTTATAAATTTATATTCCTATAAAAATAATGAAATATTTGCTATTATAAATAACGGAAAACGTCTTTATGCTCAACAAGTTGATACTAGCTCCAAGCCCAATCAATACTTCGTAGCTAATAACTCTATAAAAATTGACCAAGAGGTTAATTTAAGTATACCGTCGCCATACAATTCATCTTTTATAACTTATGATAATTCCGGTGATATAGATAACAATAAGAGTGATTTTAATTTACCCTCTAACTATTTATTTTATAGTTCAAGTAATGACGTTGACTTAAATTTTAACTTTTTTAATTTAAAAAATATTGTAAATACACAAGAGCAATTTACTTCGTCCAATAATTTGCTTTCTACTTCTGAAACAACTATCTTTAGTCAAGGTTTAAGAGAATACACTTCTATTTTTTCTGATATGGATAGTGAGAACAACGAGGTTTTAGCTTTAAATTTTGTTTATAATAATTTTGACATTAATATAAAATCAGGGACAACTTATTTTACAACTCCATCTTCTATGGAGCCATTTACTAAGTTAAATATTAATGATACTAAGTTTACAAAGTGCGGATCATTTTCATTTAAGAGACCGGATTTATCTGATAGGGTCTATAGATTAGATGATAATTCTATTAAAGAAGAAAATGTAACATATTTATGTACATGGTTATCTGGTGGTATAGGTAAAGAGGGCGTATGGGTTGATAGGTATTATTACCCAGATCTAGTTTCTAAAGAAGCTGCTTTGGCAGCTTCGCCTGCATATAATGTTACCTACGAACAATCAGTAGAAAGCTTAATTATGAACAATTCTAGCTTAAAAAGTTCTGTAGAGAAAAAATTGTATTTAGATAAAAAAAGCGATCTTACATTTGAGCCTGATAAAAGATATAAATATGTAAGAGTATCTAAAAACGACTTTTTAAGAGAGTCTCCTACTAATTTCTGTAAAACAGCTCGTGTTAATAATAGAGTAAATAATTATTTTAAGACTATAAATGAAAATGGAGGATTTAGTTTAGGATTTACTTTACAAAACGAAGCTGGTGATTTTTCAATTATATCAGATAGTAATGATATAAATGGTGGTATTAGTTTTACTAAAACCGGAAATGATATTACCTTTGAATTTAAAATATTTGATAATAGTACTGAAGGTAAAACAATTGAGCAGCGCATAGATCAAAATACATTTACACATTCTTTTGTAATAGATAAATTTGAAAAAAATAATATATTTTTATCCTTTAATGCTATAGAAGGTATTTGTAATTTATATTTAAATTCTAACGTTATATTTTCTTTTAATGTTAACGCGTATCAACTTTTTACAAAGAGAATATTGTTTGGTGATATATTTATACGATGGGAGCAAGATAATGAAATGAAGAAAAGAGAGATCCTCTACAATGAAGCTACAACTAAATTATATATTACTAATTTATATCTTACTTTAGAGCCATTAGAAAAATATCAAGAACTAGGATACGTATTTGGAACCAACATAGATGTAATTCAAGATCTTACAATTTCTTTACCTTGTGGGATGAGAAATATGACTGATACTATAAGATCTGTTAATTCTATTAATACGAATCTAAAAAGTAAGAGTAACGCTATAGATATTAATATTAAAAATTTAAATATTAAAGCTGATATAGCTAGTGAAATTAAGAATATAATGCTAACTAACATTGTCAAATCGCTGCCTAAAACTGCAGTAATAAATGATGTAAAATTTATAGATTACAAATGATAGAATATTTTAAATATACTAATGGAGATTCGTTTACACTAAGCGGTGAAGATTATACCGGTCTATTTAACGTGGTAGAGGGTAAGGTTTTCACTGGTAAATCTTTTAGTTCTAGTTCTAAGTTATTAAGTGCTAAAAATACATTTTTAGCTAATTGCTTTATAAATGAGTTTGAGTTTGATAGGACTACAACACCTATTAATAGAAATATATTAAAACAGCCTCAAATTTCTCCTAGAAATGTAATAGATCAAAATTTTATTGATACTAATTTACAAATTTTAAACTTAAACAACTTAAAATTATTTTCACAAAACATTATAGCGAATCCGGACTTATTTGATTTTGTAAATTCAGTTGAAGGTGGAGATAGTTATTTCTTAGGATTATCAAGTGGTAAAGAAGATATACGTAATGATGATACTAAATTAGCTAAAACTAATAGCTTTCCTATTCAAATAGATCCTTTTAGTTTTATTGATAAAGTACCTGGTGTGGACGTTTTAGATGAAACTAAAGATAGTATTATATTTGTATACGATGATGAATCGTATTACTATTTTACTACTACATCAACTAGTTCGTACACCTTCTCTGGGTCCTTTGTTAACGGGGGTAGTTTAATAAGAATAGAAGATGATGTATTTGAGGGAGCACAAAGATTTTCTTACGATAATAATACTGATACTTTATACGCTTTAGAAAATACTGGAACTAGTTTTGTACTTAAATTATATGATAATAGTTTTGTAGCTCCTTGTAGAGTACTAAAGTTAGTAGATCAAGTTACTCTTAATGATAATATAATTGACGATAAAATAAGCTTAGGAAGTGAAGTACTAGGATATAGATATACTGATGAAGAAGTAGAAGTTGTAGATGAAGAAGATGAAGAAGTAGAAGTTAATAATGGAGGACGTACCCATGGCAAAAGAAGAATTGTTCCTGGTGTTTGGTTTGCCCTTAATGGGGAGCCGTTTCCAAGAAGATGGGGACCCCCTCCACAGATACCGGATAGCCCTGAGAATGATGTTCTCGTCAAACTTCCAGAACCATATGGTTTTGATTTACCACTTATTAGAGAGTGGATTCTAAGAAATATTGCAAATGATGAAAATAATAATATTACATCAGACGATGATGTTTCGGTAATTATAGAGGATAATATACCGATAATAAAAGTAAAAATCCTTAATAAGTATACTTATGAGTTTATTAATAATATTGTTTCGTCTAATCCAAACGAAGCTATATTGGATTTTGATATAAGAGACTCAGATGATTCTATTTTAATATTAACTTCTTTAGAGGGGTATGAAAGCGAAGAATTTTATATATATCATTTAGATATTGATAAAGTCAGTTCTAAAGAAGGTGATTATGTATTACCCTTCAATCCTAAGGTATTAAGACGTTATAAGCCTCAAGTAGAGTATAAGGTAAGACCTGGTGAAGTAAGTATCTATTTTTCTGGTAATGATTCAAATATATTTACAATAGATGATGAAGGTGCTATTTCTACTAGATTTATAACTAATCCAGAAAACGTAGCAGGGTTTCCATCAATTGAAAATCTTCTTTACTTAAAAGATATGTATTTTGATTCAACTCTAGAGCAATTTGACGCTATTGAGAAAAAATTTAATTCTAATACTTTACCTTCTAATAATTACAATAATTTAAATTTCTTAGTTACTAAAAATAGTACCGATTTGTTCTATGTATTGCATAATATAGGAAGGATATATCTATTAAAAGAAAGTAAGTTGCTTTATAAGAATTTTGTTCCTTTAACTTTGAAAAATTTATATGAACAAATTACTAGTTGTGAATCAAGCCTTGGTATTTCCATTAACAGTGAGCTTCAAAATATAATTAAAGACACGTCAAAGGTCTTTTTAAATGCTAGTGTTATACCTTATAAAGAATTCAGAGAAGGTATACCGGTTTTAGGTAAATTTATATCATACGAGGGTATAGATATTAATTTCCGTAATCTAGAGTTTCATGAAAATGAAGAAGTGAATTATGATACTGTTTCTAGAGTTTTTGATCAAATTTATAAATTACAAGAGACTGTTTTCAATATTATCGTTTCTGGTGAAGATGATGATGATAAAATTGGTTCCGGGCCGGATGTAGTAGAAAATGTAACTGAGTTTAGTAATGAAGTACAAGAAAATTTGTATACTGCAGGTGGTCAATATATATTAAGGGATACTGGTGAAGAATATGTTGGATTTTTCCATATACATCCTGAAAAAGGAGCTATGGAAGGACCTCTACATGTTGATACTCCGCATAGGTATTTAGATACTTTTGAAGGTGATAGTGTATTTGAAGCTTACGGTGGAGATATTTTTGTAAGAGCAAACACATCACCTGATTTTGGCGATGATGCACTCAGTCCACCAACGAGATCTAGTTCGTCAAATACTAGTAGTGGTAGTACGGGAGGATCATATTAAATAAGATTATGTTAAATAGAGGAGAAAGTTTAAAAGATTTAAGAATAGCTGATTACTATTCTTCTCTTTTGCATCTAAGCGGATTTAACGTTAACTCAGCTGAGAATAATCAAGTATTTGATGGTATCGGTAATCCTACCGGTATCTCCTTAAGCGCGCAGGGTGATAGAGTAACATTTTCTCATTATATTGCTCCAAGTAGTAATGACGTCAATGAATGGTTAGATGCATTTTTTCCTATAAACAGTATAATGCTAACTACTACCAATGATAACCCAACTAAAAGAATAGCAAATACAAAATGGGTACAAGAAGGTGGTGGACAGTTCTTAGTAGGCGTCGGTGGTACTGATAAAAGATTTACAGCTGGTAGTGGAGGATTTGCTTCGGGAGATAGAGCAGGTGAGTATACTGTAAAATTAAACAATAACACCTTACCCGCACATACACATGATGTAAATGTTAGAACTACAGTTAAAGGTAATACAGTATTAACAAATGTATTTTGTTATTATTTTGGTGATCCTATTAATCCTCGAGGATTAACAGAAGAAAAATTATATAGTACAAATTCTGATTTACTTCCTAATGTATCCAATAACCCATATTCTTATTTTTTAAATCAAGATGAAATTGAAGCGTTTCAAAATAACACTACATTTAACGGTCAAAGAAATTATAGAGAATTTTTAATAAAGAAGCGCCATGATGATGGCTATCGATATACTGACCTCGATTTTGATCCTAAAATAGCTAGCTATTCATTAGCTGGTTGGGGAGGTAGTGTAGTTAATGGACCAGGATGGGGTGGATTAGTAAGCTCTTCAATTCCCAATACAAAGATTTTTATTACAGATAGTCCTAGACCAGTTGGAGTTCCATGGAGTGGTACATCTATAACATTAGAGCAAGCTGATTATGATCCAAGAGATTCTGATAGAGTTCACCCAGGTCGTTTAAGCTCTGAAGATCTTTTACGAGCAAGAAATATTATTATAGATGTATTAGGAGAAGAACAAGCAGTTATAGCTCTAGAAGGTGTTAACCGCTTAAAAGAATTAGACGAACAAGCAAGTAATGCTAATATTTTCAGTGCTTATGCTAATGAACAAGTAAGAGGGTCAACAACTAGAGCTTCTTCTAATACAGGTGACACTTATTCACATAACAACATACCACCAAACTATGGTTTATACTTATGGAGAAGGGTACCCTTAGATTATATAGAGCCAGAAGTTCGACCGGATTTGATTATAGATCCTCCTATCATTGTTACTCCCGAAGGTCCTGCACCAGATGTAACTTGGAGAGGTACAATTGTATCAAATAAGAAAAATTTAAATTTATATAACTGGGCAAGGGATAGAGGATGGGATGGTAGAAGTCCAGCTGAAATAACTATAAGAAATAACGTCTATATATATTCTGATGATAGTGAAAAACCGGCTCTTACTACCGGTAACTGGCCGGGGGGATTAACTTTAATTAATAATGGATTTATAATGGGTAGAGGTGGTGATGGTGGTTCGTATGCTGCAGGGAATAATAGTCGTTATTCATGGTCTGTAGGACGTCCTCCAAATAGAAATAAAGCTGATGGGTGGCCAGGAGGAGATGCGATAAAAATTAACACATCATCTAGAATAGTAATTAATAATAGAAGAGGTGCTATTGCAGGTGGTGGAGGTGGTGGAGCCGGTAGTGGATCTGGAAACTATGGAGGAGGCGGCGGTGGAGCTGGCGGAGGTAAAGGTGGTGTAGGTTCATCTCCGGATAGGAATAAGTCACCTGGAAGACGCGGTGCGTGGGAAAAGGGTGGAGCAGGAGGAAGAGTGGGTAGAAAGGGTGGAGACGGTGGTAACTGGCGTAATGAGACTGGTGGTATAAGTAGACGTAGCGGTAGATTTAGGAATAGCGGTGATAAGCAATATCTGCAAGGCCGAGGTGGTGAAGCAGGTGGTGGTGGAGCTGGAGGTTGGCAGCAAAGTGGAAACGACCCTCATGGAGGTGGAGGTGGCGGCGGACGGCGGCTAAATAAAAGCGCTAAAGGCGGAAGAGGTGGTAATTACGGTGGGGGTAACGGAGGTAATGGAAAGAGTAAAGGTAAAAATTCTGCTAGATCTAAGAAAAAATCACCTTGGGGTAATGCTGCTGGTGGTGGTGGTTGGGGTGCTGATGGTGGTGATTTTGTAGGTAGTTTGAGATCTTCTTTAGGAGGTCGCAGACCTAGAGGAGGTAAAGGAGGTAAAGCAGTAGATTCAAAAAGAAATTCTAATTTTACTATTCAAGGTGGTATAGTTTACGGTAAAGTAGACTAGTAGTATTTAAAGATTTTGACATAAATAATAGTATGCCGGAGAGTTTAGAAAATCAATTTATATCTGATTTATATACTTCACTTTTACATTTAAGTGGAGCTGAACTCGGTGAGAAAGGTCCTTTGAATCAAGTCTTCGATGGGGCAGGGAATTCAACTGGGTTAGCGTTATCCGGAGATAGGGTAGTAGTAAATAATTATATATATCCACGTGGTTTTACTACAAGAGCACCTTTAGAATGGTTAGATAGTTTTTTCCCTGTTGGGAGTATACAGTTAACTCTTGATGATAATAATCCTACAACTAGAATAGCTGGTACAGTTTGGGAGCAAGTAGCTCAAGGTAGGTTTTTAGTTGGAACGGGTATACTAACTGATAAAAATGGTACCCCGAGAGAGTTTTGCCCAGGTGGAGCTGAAGAAGAAGCTCTAGGCTTAAGAAACGGTAATGGGGATACTGCTGGTGAGTATTTAACCGAATTATTACAGCAAAATTTACCAGCCCATACTCACGATGTTAATATTGGTGCGGTAGATGTTCAAATTCCTAACCCCGCGGGATCTAATCTTTCTTTTCAAGCTCCTAATGTAGGTATTACAGATTCCACTCTTACATTTAAAGAACAACAAAATGCTAGATTAGCTCTAGGAACAAAGGTATATGCATTTCCTGGTGAATATGATAATATGTATTTATTAAATTTTAGAAATGCAGCTTTTTTGAATAGTTGGCAATCATATCCATGGCTTTATGCTTTAGATTTTGCATTTGATAGAGGATCTGCTGCTAATTATTCTGCAGCTGTAAGAGCTAGTTATACTAGTAGCTGGGCAACAGAATATCAATTTAAAGAAATGATAGGTATATGGAATGGTGAATCTAGATTTGTTTCAGATACTAGAGTTAAAATAGCAACGCAAGCTGACTCTAGAGGTGATATAATTTTAGCTAAATCACCTTACGAATATGCAAAAGAATTAGGAGCTGTAGATATAGGTGAAGCTACCGCAGGTGATTTTTTAACACAAAATAATAACGTACCTATTAATACAGCACCGTCAGATATAATAAATAGAAATGAAAGCGCTAACAATACACGAGTTTCGGCTTCTGTTGGTGAGAACATAGCACATAATAACATACCTCCTTCATATGGAGTTTATGTTTGGAAAAGAATAGCATAAATTTATGGCAAATATTACTATAGTAAAATTAAAAGTAAGGCGCGGTTCCGATGCGCAACGAAAAACTATTGTTTTAGATCAAGGTGAAATAGGATACACGCTTGATACGAGAAGGCTTTTTGTAGGTGATGGATCAACTTATGGAGGACAGTCAGTAGGTACTAAAAACGTAGGACCTTTTGCTGCTGATTCTAGTTTAGGACCAGATAGCTCACCAGGATTACAAGTAGGCGATATAGGATACGCAAACAGTAGGTTATATATGCTTACATCCACTAATTACAATGATTCGTTAAGTGGTTACGCATATATTGGAACGGTTCCTGATGAATCATTTTTAGAATTTGATTCAGATAATAAACTCACTATTAAAAAAGATACATTTGATTCTCAGTTTTTAAAGACAGAGTTTTATGGTGAAGGATTACTCTCAGCAGCAGGAGGGGTTGCAAAGGTTAACATTAATTCAACTTACTTAGAAATATCAGGTGAAAAAATTACCCCTGTAGCTAACTCTATTACTGAACGTGAAATTAAAACTACAGCACTGTCTTCCGGATTAGTTGGTGGAGATAATACACCAATTAAGTTAAGCATTGATCCTACTCAATTTGAGTTCGATGTAGATAATAGACTAAAAATTAAATCTTTAGGAACTACAACACTGGCTGCTTCTAGTTGGGCAGGCCAAGACGGTAATAATTTGGTAAATAGCGGACTGTCACTTAATCCTATTACTAATAAATTACAAGCTGATTTAAGAAGTATTGATTCCAATTTATTTACAGTAAGTGATGGTCAGGTATCATTGTTTGGTGCTAATTCTTCTGCTAATGAATTTCCATTTTTAGATGTTAGAAAAGGTCTTATAAAAGCTATCAATTCTTCTATATATGATGTTGTAACCGGGATATCTTTATCAGGTACACAAGGAGCGCAAAGCTCAATACCTGTTGGTACCTTATTACCTCATGCCCGGGCATTTACTAACTCTGTACCACCTGGATTTTTGCTTGCAAATGGTAGAACTTTAAGTCAAACAGAATATGATGAGTTGTATGATGTTATTGGTGATAGTTATGGTAATGGTGATGGATCCGGAAATACTTTTTCTTTACCTAATCTAACAGGAGGTGGTATGCCGGCAACATTATATGGGGCAGGTTCATTAGCTCCTGTAGCAGGTGATTTTGATGGATCGCAAAAATTCTTAACTGGTGATGGAGCATCCAGCGGTGCTATATTAAGTGGTTTTGGAGTTAACTTTATTATAAAATATAAAAAAGATGCTGTTACGGATCTTTTCAATGGCGCGCCTAATGCTCCATCAATAGGTGCTATAGGAAGAAATAATAATCAAGTATATAGCGGTACTGATAGTACAGGGGGAAGTGTAACATTAAGTTCAGCAGGATTTATAACCTTTGCACTATCCGGAGATGTACGTAATCCTGATAGTGACGGAACATTTGATAAATTTGCAATACCAATTTTTAACTATTAAATATTAACAATGTCAATAGAAATTTTAGAAAATACCTTAATCAAGCTTTTAGTCAGGCGTGGTACTGATAACGATAGAACTAACATAACACTTGAAAATGGAGAGCTAGGCTATACTACTGATACACAGAGACTCTATATAGGTGACGCTACCACAAAAGGAGGATTAATAGTAGGAAATAAATATCAAGGTCAGGCAGCAGATATTACTACTCTTGCTCCGTGTGTAACCGGTGATTATGGTTTTGAAACGGATACTAATACTTTAAAAGTTCTTATTGGAGGTAACGGTTCAAATGAAGCCGATTGGTTAAAAGTATCTAATTTATTAAGTGCAGGTAACACTACAATCAATATAGGTTTAGATAATAAAATAACAGTAGGTACGTTATCTGCTGGTAATTTTAATGCTGATGCTTTAGGTCAAAGCTTAGAAATAGATAGTTCAGATAGAATAGCACTAAGCTCAACTATAACTATTGATAAAATTAATCAAAAAACAGTAGATGCTACTAGTTATCTTACCCTACCTGCAAAATTAAAAATAAATACAATAGATTATGATTTCCCAGGAGTTGGTCCATCAAATAGTACGTTTTTAGGATCTGATGCATCTGGAAACTTATCTTGGAAAGTACCAAGTATAATTGAATCTGGTGTAGCGCCAACAACAGCAAGTATTTTACCTGTAGGAACTATAGTACCTTTTGCTTCTGCTAGTAATGGTGTACCTTATGGGTGGTTGGAATGCGATGGTGCAGAGTACGCGAGTGATTCTGATTATTCAGATCTTTCTGCTGTTATAGGTACTGATTATAATACAGCAGACCCGGCTACTACTGCTGACCACTTTAGAGTTCCAAATTTAATATCAAAAGCTCTTTATGGTGTGCCTGATGGTGTACCAGCTGGGAGTACTGTATACCCTATAACTACTGCTGCTCATGCAACTCCAAGTCTCTCAGCAGTAGGTACTAACTTTATTATTAAAGCTATTGGCGGGGTTACAGCTCCAACTCTTACTATTGGCGGCAATCTTTCTGCTTTTGTAGAAAATCCAGCTGGTACAAAAAAAGTTGATAAAACTGGGATATCATTTAATCCGTTAAGCGGTTCTGTAACTATTGAACAACCAGCCCCGGGGCAAGTAGTTTATAATACTGGTGGAGCTCATACATTTACCTTTCCCGATGGTATACATTTTGTTAAATACACAGTTACTGGAACTGGTAGTAAAGGAGGTACAACGCCTGGTGGAGCTGGAGCTACTGCTATAGGTAATTTATCAGCTAAGCCAGGGACAGAGTTTACTATTGAGGTAGGACAAGGATTTACTACAGCTGATGGACCAGTAAATGGTAATGCATCACGCATTAGATTAACAGATGGAACTGCTATTGTAACTGCTGATGGTGGAATATATGAAGGCGCAGTTGCTGGTAAAGTTAGTGACCGTGGTCAAGTAACTAATACCATTGCCGGTGGAACTGTTGATACTTCAAATGCTCATGTATTAAATGGATTCATTATAAAAGGCGGTTCAGGTTTAATTGATACAGATGGAGGTGGGGGAAAGGAAGAATCATTAGGTGCTTCTTCATACTTTGGTAATTCACCATCTCCGGGTGGAGGACAAGGCGCACATTCTGGAGCAGCATTTGGACCCCCTCCAGGTGACGGTGTTGTTATCTTAGAGTGGTCATAGTTGCTTTTAGTTATTTTTACTATAACTAAAATATGGAAGAAGTAATTGTTGAAGGTCTAGACTACGAAGATTTTGTTACTCTTAAGAAAATTTTAAAAGATAATACTATTTTTAAATTTTCGGATACCAATCTTTTCGCTAATAACGCTATACTTATTGAAAAAATAGAAAAAATTATAGAAGTCTTCGAAGAATAAATACTTGTATGAATGCAAGTGTCTGGAAAGGTTGTTCGTTGTGCGAAGAATTTTCAGATTACGTATTGTATGATGAAATAAATGATAGCATTTTAGTTAATATACATGAAGATTATCTTAAAACTATAAGAATAGAGTTAGTAAAAATGGGGTATTATTTAGTATTTAAAACAAAACTTGAGATAACTAATTCTTATACCTGTACTTTTATAAAGGGTTGAGTAATTAAATATAATTGATGGCCTTTCCTAGTGACATAAAATTACCTTCTGATGCAAGATATTTTACATTTGTAGAGACAAATAAAAAATTTAATTCCAATTACGATATTACTTGGTCCTTTGAATATAGTTTACCAGCTACAAATATACCAGATCCAGCTAATTACGAATTAGGTTTTAGTACATTTATTACTAATCTTTCTGCGCCGCTTTCAGCCCTGCCAGGCCAGTATATTGGTGATCAAGACCCGGAATTTATTTTATCTGCTCACGCTCTTTTAACGGAATCTCCGTTGATATTAAAAACTGAAAACGATTCAACTATCTTACTTGAAGGTGGTCTTTTAAGTGGTAGTCTTGTAAAGGTAGCATTTGATTCTACTGGTATGTATGCTCTTTCAGGTAGAGATGATAGACCTGGGGTTGGGTTAAACGATGTTAATAGACAATCATTAGTAGTTAGAGATGTTTTACATAACGTAAGAGCTAATTCACCTCTATCTACTATTTCTAATGTCTTTTCTACTTTATCCACAGATAGTTTTAGAGCATTAAGATTTAGATATGTAAATTTAGGGCAAAAAATTCACATCGATTTTAGAGAAGATAATACTACGGAATATACTCTACTCACAACTATTAATATAGAGCCTAGATTGACTAATTTTGATAATTTAAATAACATCTATTGTGGTTTCTCGTTTACTACCCCTGTATCAACAACCAACACAGGGTTAAGTGCTAAGAATTTTTTCTTACGCAATTTTAACGTAGAAGGTTATGAAGGGAGCGAAGTTTTAACTGAAACAGTTATGACACCTCCGCTATCAGTTAACCCAAATACCCAATATACAACTGTAACTAATATTACCGCAAAATAATGCAAATAACTCAATTAAAAGTTTTAAATGTAGATAGAAAACTACAACAGAGACCGGAGATTGGTGGCGGTGGTGTACCAAATTCATTTGAAGGAGCAGAAGGTTTAGTTTTTTTAAATGAAATAGAAGTTGATAGATTTTTTGAACCAGAAATAAATTATGAAATTTATGACCGTAATGGTGAAAAGGATGCTTTTAATGACCCGCTGTTAAGTTTAAGCGGTCATACGTATGTCACAATCATAGAAGATAGATATTTCTTAGTTATAGGTCAGATGCTTGAAGGTATTGCTGATCCGACTGATGGTAGTTTAGATTTTAGTATTCAATTTTCTAATGCAGAAGAAGACATTGGTATAGATTTAGTTACCGATATATCTATACCTAATAATGAACAGACGCAGGAAGAAGAATCAGCGTCATCGGCAGTAACCCACGAAAAACGTAATCATGGGGATCAGACTATAACTTATCCGGATCAAACTGTTACAACACAAGGACCAGGGACTTGTGATCCTACTGGAGGCTGTAGTAACTGCGCTGGAGCTGCTAAATGCGGTGGTGCGCCAGGTGCCGGAAACGCACAATCTGTTGACGAAGTATCCGTTCCACCACAAGGAGATGAAGATTTTACTTCAGAAGATGAATATCTCGGAGTAGTTTCTAACGAGCCTTCGTTTGTTGAAGAAACGATTTCAGATGATGAGCCTTCGATTGTTGAAAGACCAGAATTAATTACAAACGTTGAAGAAGTGGTTTCAGTTGAACCTGCAGTTGTTGAAAGACCAGAATTAATTACAAACGTTGAAGAAGTGGTTTCAGTTGAACCTGCAGTTGTTGAAGAAATTGAAGAATCAACAGCTACTACAGAAGAGGAGTATCTAGGAGAAACAGAGACTCAAACTCAAACTGTAAGTGAACCGGTTATACCGCAATTTGTATCTAATGAACAAGAATTAAGAGATGCTATTAATACGTATGATGTTGTTTTTGTAAGGTCAGATATAACTTTAGAAGATTATGTTAGTATACCTGGTAATACAAAAATTCTAGGATTTAGCAACCCAACTATAACTTTCAAAGACTGGGCTTTTGATATTAGAGAAAGTAATATTGAGTTAAGAGGATTTACACTAAAACCTGCAGGTGAAACTAAACTAGGAATAGGTATACAAGTTACTAGACCTTCTAGACAATCACTTGACGCTCCAGATAATATAAAAATTGATTCAATTACTTTCGAAAATAATGGAGGAGCGGGTGACAAGTGGTCAGCGGTTACAGTTTTAGGTTATAATTTTGTTGAATCTTTAGTTGATTCAGATAAAACCGTTCCTGGGTTATTACCTGATGCTAAGCCTATTACTAATTTATCTATTACAAATAATTTATTTGAAAATACTCAAAATAATGCATTAGATTTATGGAATATAGATGGCGCTGTTATTACAAACAACGTAATTAACAGTACACGAGGATCTACTACGTTAATGGGAAATGGTATAAGAGCTAATTCTTTAAGTAATTCAACTATTACTAGTAATACTTTAACAGATATAGGAAGAAGCGCTATTGAAGTTACCGGTAATGGAACTAGCAAATTATCAGTACGGGATAATCTTATAAATGTATTCGGTACACAAACCAATCTTACAAATACTTTTACTTCAGGTGTTTCAATTGTTCAAGGAGCTAATGATATTACAGTTAAGGATAATAATATTACTGGTAGTGGAATAGGAGGTGGTGTTGAGGTAGCTCAAAATTCTTCAAATGCTTTAATTGAAAACAATATTATTACAAATGTTAATAAAGGAGTTACTATTGCTGCTCATGTAGATACTTTTGAAGTAAAAGACAATGTTATCTCTGATTCTAAGTACGGTGTACAATTATATCAAGTTTGGAATGGTGTAGTAAATTCGAACACGGTAACTCAAAAAGAGGGAGAAAGTATAGTAAGACCCGCTATTTCAATTGAGCAGAGTAATGGAGTAGCAGTAGTAAATAATCAAATTTCTGGTGATTATTTTCCTGAAAATAATGAAACTGCTATTTTAACTTATAGTAATTATCCAGGCCCGTTAGAGGCTAATAGACTTCAATATGGTGGAGCTACTATTGTAGATAAACTGGAGACTATAAAATATTCTCTCGGTCAGCCTTCTAAATTTGACCTTATATATAACTCAGCTGCATCATCAGCATCAGATTTAATAGCTAATACTTTTGCTGGTAATAAATTAAATGGGCAAGGTCGACCGTTTTTTAATAATAGCTCTGTAGTAGTTTTTCCAGAAAATGAACCTGCCACTAAAGGAGAAGTTAGTAAGAGTGACAAGCAAACTCCTGATGTTTTAACATTTCCTAAAACCGATTTTGTTACAACAGTAGTTAATACAACCGGTGAATCAAAAACTGCTGATGAAGTAGTTGTAGATAGTCAAGATAGCAGTAGCGAGAGTACAAATACATCAACAGTTGTTGTATGTAATGATACTAAGACAGATACATGTACGTTTTGTTCTGTAGAATCCACATGTAGTATATGTGCTAGTGATTTATGTACTGTTTGTGTGAATACCAATCCCGGATATGGTTGCAACAATGATACAACATGTAAATGTTCTGTACCTACACCTGATGAATGTTTAGTAGCTATCGCGATAGCTGAAAATGCTTTACGTAATTGTGTTGATACTAATAGTGTTTGTACTCCTGGAGGCGGAAGTTGTGCATGCTGTTGTACGGTTTGTTTACCGGGTCAAGATGTATGTATACCTAGTGGTGAAGTATGTTTACCGGGAGCAGGTACAGTTTGTTTACCTGGCGGAGGTGAGGTTTGTTTACCCAAAGGAGGTTCTGTTTGTTTACCCGGCGGAGGCGAGGTTTGCTTACCTGGTGGTGGTACAGTTAGTACACCTGACGGATGTCAATGTTGTGTTTCAAAAGGATGCGAAACATGCTTACCAAGTGATGGTTGTGTATGTTTACCTGGTGGTGGTACTGTATGTTTTCCAGGTGGAGGCACTGTATGTATAACACGAGGAGGATGTGTATGTGCTCCTGGTCCTATATTTCCAGACAGTACTATTGGCGGTGGTAGCGCTACTGATGATCCAGACTCTGATGATGACGGAAGACCTATTATTTTTCCAGGCGGTGGTATAAATGTAGATCCTATACCACCGTTTCCTGAAGAAGCTTGTGAGTCATGTTGTATTCCCGGACCATTTGGTGGTTGCTGTATAACTGGTCCATTAGATCCAACGGATCCATCTAGAAGAGATGTTTGTATTGATGATGGTTCAAGTGATTCGGATGATGATTATAATGGAGGAGGCATTTTTACTCCAAATGGATGTATTGGTGATCCTGTTACGACTACAGGTGGTGGTGGTGGTGATGGTCCTCCCTTTACTGGTCCACCTCCTACATTTACACCTCCACCTACAATTATATTTCCACCTCCACAACAACCTCCATTTGTACCTGCAGATTGCGGCAAACCACCTGTTCCTAGAAAAGGTGTAGAAGAAGGTGAAGATCCTGATACTCCAATACCTAAAGAACCTGAACAACCAGAGCCAGAAACAGAGATTTTACTTTACCCAGCACCGGTATTACCGCTTCAAGTACCGTTTTTAAGTGATATTAACTTTGATACAAACAGTACTCTTAAAGTACCACCTCCGTTTTCATTTGAAGAAGAGGTTACTGATACTGCAGCTACTCCTACTACTTCTGAATCTAATAAAAAGGAAGATCTTTGTGATGACGAAGAGGATTGTAATAAGTTAGGATTTTAAAGATTACCCATTGTTGCTTCTACCTTAAGATCATGCTTCATTGAATGAAATCTTTCATCAATATATTTTTGAAAAGCTAAAGGCTTAATCCATTTATCGTTATCTGTATTTACTTCTTGATTATCTACTACTTCGAGAGCCTCAACTAAACAGCACCACCTAACCAACTCATCGAACTCCATGGTCTTTGTAGTACCGTCTTTTAAATTAAAAGTATATTTTTTATCCATATATAATTATATTATAGTTCCGTTCCCGGTTGATAATCTGAAGTTATTTTTATTTCATCTTTTATATCTTCAACTTCTTGTATATTATTTACCGTTTGTTCCGTATATATAGGTTGCGTAATTAACGTTGGAGTAATAGATATATCAACTCTAAAATCATTACCGCATTTTTCGCACTTAAACGTTTCCTCAATATTAGGAAATATATTAGTAGTATACGTATAACCGCCACAAGGGCATACTATTTTAGTTTCACTTAGACTTAATAGTTGATCTAATTCTTGTTCAAAATCGCCTGTAAGTGTTTGAACTTGGTTTATTTTAGAAGATCTATAAACAAACGATACAATAAATTGTACAACAAAGGCTAGTGCAAAAGTTTCCCAGAAACCTAGTAAATTTTTTAAACCAAACGCAAAGCCTAAAGATACGAGAATAGTAATTAAAATTGACCTCAAGAGAGTCATATAGCTATTTTAGCCAAATCTTCCGGAATATCAAGGATAATTTTATTTATTTCATCAATTTTATTGTTAATATTATCAATCGCTCCTTTATTTACTCCATTATATGGGAGTTGTGTAGGCCCTTCTACAGGCTGATCTTTTACTCTTGATAACATATTTCTTAATTCAGCTAAAGTTACAAATATATTTCCTAACATTTCATTCATTTCATTTAAATCAAAAGGTAATATAGGAGGGGCTTTTTGATGCTTTTCATCGTCTTTATATTTCATTTGCTGACCATCTGTCGACATATTAAAGTTAATAGGGGTATCATCCGGATTAACACTGTAAGGAAATTCTGCTCCATTCATATAATTATTTATGCTCGAGAATAAATAATTTTATGACCAAATTCGAAAGACGATTTTTTAAGAGCTTAGTAAAAGAAGATGTAGAGGATAGAGTAGCTTTTGAAGCTGAACTTGAAGACGATACAGATGCTAAGGATTTTGATGTTAACGTAGATGTTGATGAAACAGTAGTAGATGAAGATCCTAATGTTAAGGCTGCTATGGCTGTAAATGAACGTAACGAAGCTATGAAAGATGAACTTAGAGGGTGGATTAAGGCTATGGAAGCATTTTTAGACTACTTAAATGGAGAGGAAGCTAATTCTATCCAGCAACAGCTAGCCAATGCAGAGCCTGATACTATCTTTGATAGAATGAAAGCTTCAGAGCAAAGAAAACTTGCTAGAGTAGCTACTGAATTAGCTGGTGTGACGGAGTCATTTAAAGGCTATTTAGCTCAGACAGGAAACTCTCAGTTTAAGTATGTTTAATTAGATTTCTATACTTTTTAATCTCTGATAACTTAACAATACCTTCGAGACCTTCGAAGGTATTTCTTTCTATAAACTCCCATCTTATTTCATCTATCTCAGCCGCTATAGCAATATCATTAAAGTCTTTAAAACGCTTTCCAAAATTTTCAGGCCATACAAAAACCTTTTCATTTTGCTTTAATAGAGCTTCAGACTTTACTAATGAAGCTTGATCGATCCATTGCGAGTCTAGGATCCATACTTTATCATGCCATTTTAAAGAGTTTAGTTGCTGCTCTTGTCTTTGAGTAAATGATCTACCACGTTCAGTAATACCTGCTACTGCTATAGAGTTTTTAGTAAAGAAAGCATTTAAAGGTCCTTCGAAAATATAAACCTTATCATGATCACTTGATACTCTATCAATATTAAACAGAGTTTTTTCTGCTTGCACTTTACCTAAGTACTTAGGTTTAGTCTTATTGTCTTTATTTAAAACTGTACGAGTTTGATAAAACTCTATTTCTTTATTCTCATTAATAAAAGGTATAACTAATCTATTTTTATGTACTCTATCAGTTAATGATACGTATAAGCTATCCGGTCTATTTACTGCAGTATCTAATCTACGTTCCTTAACCAGATATCTAACAGCCGTAATAACAGAGTTGCTATTATAATAGTCAAGCTGAAACTCATCAGACAAATTAATGCTATCTTTAGGTAAGGTTTCGACTTGAATAGTTGGTCGAGCTTCTTCTCTATTAACAATAACATCTTCTGCATCTGGTACATATTCTTTTAGTTCATTTATTACATCAGTATCTGAACAGTTAGATACTTCTTTAATCCATTTTAACGGTTTACCTGACCAACCACAGTTATGACAGAATATATTTTCATTCTTCGGAATATAATAGCATCTTCTCTTCTTACCTAACGACTTACCCTCTTTACAAATAGGACAGCTACATTGATATACGTTATTAAATTTATTATACTTTGGATAATAACCTAACTCAAAAAACTTAAGTATAACAAAATCTTCAGGAAGCGATATCATTTAATTTATTATATAATGACTTTATAAAAAATAAATTATGCCAATCTTCTTTTTTATCTAAAATACGCTTGAATGAATATTCCTTACAGTACTTTAAAAATGTTTTATAGCATGGATCAACTTTAACCTTAAGTTGCTCTTTATAATAATTTGACTCTTCTGGTATAGATTCATACTTATTTAAACAAAATATATCTACATTACGTTTAAATATTTGGCGCTGCTTTTCATCTAAAATATATCCAGGGTCATTAAGATATTTTTTTACAGAAGCAGGACCAAATCGAGGTATACCAGGTACATTATCTGACTTATCACCAGTTAAGCACTTTGCTGTAAACCACTGTTCGACATCTATATAGCCTGTATTTTCTTCAAATGTTTTATGTTCAAAATGTTTCTTTCTGATAGGATCATATAACAAACAATCTTCACTAATTAGTTGTAAAAAGTCCCTATCTACAGAAATAATTACTTTTGAACCTTCCATTTCTCTACATATATAGGCTACTACATCATCAGCTTCTAATTGACTAGGAAATATAGAGTTAATACCCATAGACTTAAGTATGGATTTTATAACTTCGTTGTTTTGATGAGGGCTACTGTCTTTAGATCTATTACCCTTGTAACTCTCTAACATATCCTTACGTATATTCTTTTTATAAACGGGCTTTTCATCCCATACAAATATAGTATTATCAGGAACAAACTGCCTCACGTAGGAGCTAACAGCGTTAAGCGTAAAGTATATATGTAGATTATTGACTTGATCGTCTGAATGTTTATCAGTCTTTTTCGACTGATTCTTTGCTGTATAATACGTTCGGTGTATTAAGTTGTTGCCGTCTACTATCAGTGTTTTCATTTTTATTATACTGAGCTTCAACTACACTATAAACATTTTTAGGTAGTTCTTCTATTAATTTAATTATATCATTGTTCCTTCCGGAATCAAATGATTCTCTCGGTACCTTAACATTTTCCATTTCCGGGAGAGATAGACAACCTATATCGTCGTTACTTACTTCTACTACCACAAACATTTGACCCACATAATCTCCCGTCTCGACAGCGTATATTTGTTTTTTAGAGTAATTCATCAGAATCTGGATTTATACCTTTAATAGATTGTATCTCAGTAGCAAAATATTTCATTAAAAATGAATTTAGCGCTTCTTTTTGCTGCGGTGTACTTGCTGCTTTAATGTCAAGATGCTTACCGTTAAAATCGTAACCTAGTAAAATATAACTATCTAAGTATTCACATAAAATAGTAGAAAGACGATTTGCTAAATCTTGGCGTCTTTTAAATGATTTTCTTTCTTTAATATTATCTTTTAAAGCGCGTTCAACCAACTCTCTAAGCTCATCATCATCTCTAGAGTTTAGATCATCTTCACTATCCATAAGGTTATTTATTCAAAAAATCACTTTCAGACTTCTGTCTTACACCACTCTTAAGTAGCTTTTGTACTACTACTTCAATAGAGTCAGTCTTTAAACTAAGATTACCTTTAAACATTTGATTACCATCGTTAAATTGAAATAGATATTCACCTTTAAATGGTGTATTTTCAAAACATGTAACGTATACAGACGATCCAGACGGGTCAATTAATACAGTCCATTTACGAGGATCGCTTTCACTATACTTATCGAAAATTCTCAAAGTAACAAAATCGTTATCCTTAAGTCTTTTAATAAAATACCCCGGAGTTTTTAACTTATTCTTTTTTTGGTTCATTGTTATCATTATTGTGTAAGAGCTGAAATTATATATCTTAATTTAATATTATTTTCTTCAATATCAAATACAACAACGCCATATTCAGTATTAATTTTTACTTTAATATCATCATTTAACAATGAAATCAATCTAATATTATCTAGATTAACCGCAATAGGCTCTAGTTCAAAATCTACCTTACCTAAACTTAAAGTAAAGTTATCAGTATTATGTCTTGCTCGATCAGTTAACTCTGCCATTAAATTTTTATCTTCAGTATAAAAATAAATTTTATTAGTTTCGCTAGCGAAAGTACTTCCTTTAAATAATCTTTGAATAGTTGCTTTATTTAAGCCAAAGTTAATGTCAAATTTAAACTTATTAATTTTATCAATATTAATATTAGGTTTTGTAATAAATCCTTCTTCGTAAAGGTGATACTTAAACTTTACACCATTACCGCTATATTGCAAATTATTACTATTAACCTCTATATCGATATTCTCTTCTTCAATGGTATCTAAAACATGTCTAAGTTTTTTAACATCAGGTATATTGAGAGTAGTATTAAACTGAAAGTTAGATTTATACTCACTATGTAAGATTAACGTACTATCTAAACTAGATACCAAACTAACTAGCTTATCATCTTTAACATCAAAGATAACACCCGTATCGTTAATCTTAGAAATAGTATCTAGATATTTTAGATACTCACCTTTACTTTTTACTTTTAGCGTTCTTACCATCACTTAATTTTAACCTAATATCTTTAAGAATCAAATTTTGATCTTTAATTAGATCTATAAGCTGATCAATCTTAGTAGGCTCAGAAAAATCAAACTCTACTTGATTAGAATCAACTTCTTCAACTACCGGGGGTTGCTCTGTTCTGATAGCGCGTTGAGCTGCAATTTCTTGAGCTGCTTGTTCGGGTGTCACAGCATTAACTAATGCAGCAGAGGGCTGCTCGTCTTGAGGATATTCACCTAAATTAGCTGGTGGCTGGGGTTGTTGAGGTTGTTGAGGTTGTTTCCTAACTGTAGGCATGTGAGCTGTTTGCTCAAACACCTTTTTTAGTTCCTGAGATTTAGGTTGTAGATTAGAAGATCCACCAACAAGCATTTGATCTTGTTGGTGGGCTTGACCGTATGTTGTACCCATAAACTGCATAACAGCAGCTTTTTCTTCGGGAGTCATTCCTTCGGTTTCCATATTAAAGATCTTTCAATAATTCGTCAATATCTTCTTCAACAGTATCATTAGATACTACAGCTGGTTCTGGCTCAGTAGGCGTCTCACTAGGAACTGGAGCTGAAGTAGTAGGAGCAGGTTCATCAGTCCTGCAATAATAATGCTCGTTAAGCATATCCTTTAGCTCGTCATATGATTTAAGAGTAAAGACTTCTGTAAGATCATGAGCACCTTCATAGATACCTTTCTGTTCATCTTCAGAAAGATCGATCTTACCTGCAGGAGTAAATCTAGAAGATACATAAGTAGGATAGTCGCCTTGCTGCTCTACTTTAATTTTAAAGTTAACACCTTCAGATCCGAGATCAAAGATACGAGCACCAAACTCTTCAGCATCTTCACCCTCGATAGCTTCAGTAATAATTTTATGAAGCTGCTTACCATAACGAAGAATCTTTACATTTCCATTATTATCCGGATTAGTCGGATCGTCAATAACATAAACGTTAACTAACCACTTTTCAAGACGACGAACAGCACTCATCTTCTCTTTTTCTTCTTCACTGCCAGTACGAAGAACTTTAAAACGTTCTTCAGCGATAGGATCACGTTCACCAAACGTTTGAGGACTAAGCGTTTGAACATATTGACCAGTAGCGAAAGACGTCCATCCATGATTGTAGTAATGGAAGAAAGTCTTACTCGGATCTTTAGCAAAAGGTAAAAGTCTTACCGTATAAGTATTACCCGACTTAGTCGGCATAATCTCGTTAAATTTAGCTGACCCCTTATTATCAGAAGTAGCTAGTGCATCTTTAATTGATTGAAACATTGAACTAGTAAAAGTACTCATGTCATAATTATAACGCCGGTGTGCTGAACTTCAAGAGCTTTTGTTCTATTATTTTTAGCCCTTTGTTAGCTTTCTCTTTTAGAACTTTGGAACTTAGGAATTTAGCTCTTGTCTGCGCATACAGATCATAAAATTCAGGAATAATCCAAGTTAAAGTTCCGTTACATTCTTTTATAGCTGAATCAACACTAAGAGCATGCAATAAATAAAAATTAATCTTGTGATTTTTAAGATGTGTAAAAATTATTGGAATAGAATTAGGCGTATCAACATTAGAATAAGTTTTATATTGTGCTAGCGTTATTTTTTCCTCTTCACAATAACAACAAATAAACTTTAAACATTCTTTTAAAGTATTAACACTATCTTCACTGTCAGGATCTTGAACTTGTTTATTCTTACAATGTAAAGAATAGCATTTGATTGCTTTACGGGTATTAAAAAACGGTAAATCAAAATAATTATCAGAGCCATATACCATATATGGAGCTATAAAGAAATCGCTATAGTTAATATGGCTATATTTTGATAAGAGTAGATTAAGCTTTTTAAGTGCTACCTCATCTTTACTCTCTAAATTATCGAAATTTTGTCTAAGTCTAACTGGCTTGTTTTTAGCCTTGCGAGAAGCATATAAGTAACTGTTATATATTGACTTCTCTTTTTCGGTAATCATAAATCTATATCTGAATGTGAATTAAGGAACTTTGTAATGTATTTTGATTTAGTAATCGAAGGCTCAAAGTCTATGAATAGTTTAACTACATCATAGTTAGTTTCAATGGTTAAAAGTTCCTTAAGAATATTTCTTACTTTTTCTTCTTGTAATACTAGTATAAAGATATTTTGTAAAGATAACTTCTTACCTTTTAACTGTGAGCAAAAGGTACAAAAACACAAAAGTAGATGTTCAGTTTCATCCTTTATTAAAGTGCTTGAAGGCGCTTGGTTAAGATTTGTATTTAACATTGGGTAAATTGTTTGGTTAAAATTGCAAATTGCTTTGTTAACTTACCTCCAGCTGCTGCAGAGTGGCCACCTCCGTCGCATAATTTTTTAGCTAATAAACTTACATCTATATTACAATCTTTGTTTCTTCTAAATGATACTGTTTTAGCATTTGTGTTAACAATTATACTAATATCAGCTTTATATTTACTAAGAAGAAAATGAGCTAATTCACCTATAGCATAATCACCAAACGAAGCTACTACATTGTAGTCCTTTATTTTACCTTTAAAGACATCATTACTGTTAATTTGATCTTTAAATTTTTTAAAAAACAATTTTATTGAATTTTTTTGCTGTATAGTAAAATCAGATAATCCGTTATAAAAGTTACTAATAAAGTTTTCAGTTTTGGGAGAATTTAAATTATAATAAATAGCGTTAAGTTTTAATGCATCATTATTAGATTTATACCAATCATATTGACTTATGATATCTACTAATTTTTCCTGCTCTTTAGTTAAGCTAATATGACTTTTAAATCTATCACAAATTAAATCTACACAAGAAAAAAAGCTATCATCGATGATAACTTTTGATTCTTTATATAAGTGTTTATTTTTATTGTGATTTTTATGTGTATCAATAACAACTACATTTTTTCTATCTACAAGTTTAATTTGTTCCTCATTAAGATCCAAATCAACAATAAAAATTCTATCGTAGTGATCTAGAGTTTGTATTGCTCCTTTAAAGCGTCCAGTAAACGTAGACTCGGTAACATCGTTTATATTAAACGTTTTACTGTCTTTATACAACCACTGCAATACAAGAGTCCCACCTGCTCCATGTAAATCAGTATCAGTCCATACTTGGATATTCACTGTCTTTATTTACAAAAAGTTCCTTATTGTGCAAGTCCTACTAAAGCATTTAAGGTTTCGTTCCCATCATCTTCAAACTCAATATCATCAGCTTCTTCGATAGATAAAGTACTATAATCTATTCGCATAGCCTGAGTAGTACCCCGGGGACCATATCGATTTTTCATCATACCAAGTCTAATAATACCAAGTTCTCTATCTTCTTCATTCTGATAAATAGATACAATAACATCAGCAGTAGCAGCCAATCCAATAGATTCAGATATAGTAGCAAGATCAGGATTATCAGTATCAAAGCCTGATCTATTTAACTGAGTAGCTGATATAATAGGACATTCAAAAATATAACTCATTGCACGAACTTGCTCAGTCACATGTTTTATACGTTCATATGAATTATTACCCATAGTAGAATGCATCAAGTTAAGATAATCTAAAACTATAGCATCTAACTTAATACCCTTATCTTGAAACTTTTTAACAAAGCCCTTTAACTGACTTGGTGTGATAGTTGAGGGAGGAAACTCTTTAATAAAAATCTTGCCTTCCTCACTCTTTATTGCCTGTTTAATTGAAGGAGTATTGCCAGCTAACTCTTTCATGGGTATCTTTGTTACGTTAGTACATAATCTACGCGCGTATAATAACTCTGACATCTCAAGAGTTACTAATAAGACATTCTTACCTTGTTGAGCTATATTAGTAGCAATATTACCCAAGAAGATAGACTTACCAATATTAGTTTCGCCTGCAAATACATATAGAGATTTACCAGCCTCTAGAAAGCCTCCACCTAAAGTTTCATCCAACCAATCCCAAGTACTAGGGACATGTCGTTCTACAGAGTTAATATCATCAATAAGAACATCAATATCCCCATATAAATCTAAACCCAAGTCAGTTACAAGATTAATATTACAAGACTTTTCAAACTTATCTAATACAACAGAAGTATCTACTTTACCACTCGATACATCCTCAGCTACATTAAGCATAGTATGATATACAGCTTTTTCTTTAAGAAACTGCTCAGTATTATCATACAATTCATCTTTATCTAAATTTTTATCTATATCATTAAAAGAAGTAACTAACTCTTTAAATGACTGCTTTTGATCATCAGTAACAAGATGAGATTTTATCTCAGTAACAGTAGGTAGCTTGTTACGCTTTTCAGAAAAGTCTTTAATAATAGTAAAGATACTAGCAATAGCCTTACTCTTAAAA